AATGGGAGAGAGTCCTTATCCACCTGATAGCCAGTCGATACACGGACGTATAGTGCTACTATTTTTTCTTGGTTTTCTGTCATAAAAAATCATCCTCCTTAAAAATGGGTATAAAAAATACAACCAACACAGAACGGCTGTTCTGATTGCATTGGCTGTCCGAAGATGATACAATATTCATTGGCAATTAATGGTATCTCTTCGGAGTACTGGAAGAAACATATTTGCGTGTGTTTCTTCAACATTCCGCTCCTTTTGGCGAAGGGGCGGTTTTTGTTTTATTGACTGTGAGACCTTAAATACATCTCACGGTTAATATCCCTAACTTTGTTCTGCAGGTCTTTACCTACTGTTTGGAAGTGTCCGGGAATATGTATGCCGTTTCCGATGGTTTCATGAACCATCTTTGCATAGACATACAATTCTTTTTGCGTATAATGTGCAAGGCTGTTATCATAGACGTATTTGCTCATATGGCTTTCCCGTAAATCACTGAGCTAAATCGAATGTGAATGGTTGAAAATCAAGTTGCCAATCATCACTCGACCCTTCGATATAGAGTTGCAAATCGGACGGATCCATAGCATCAAACACAAGTATTCCGGAAGAGGATGCTCCTGGAATGATGTCGGAGGATACTTCCGGGTAATCGCCCCAGTAATTTCCATATGACTGATCTTTCTGCTGACCATTCTGAATTACTTTAGCGGAAGATGTCCATAAGTTCATTGTGTCAGAAGAGTTGTTTGTTACCGTTACATAGAATCTTGTTTCGTCTTTTGCAAACTCTACCTTAGTTACATCAACCTTGACTCCGTTTTGGTCGATTGACTTATCCGTGAAATCCCATGTAGTCTCTGCTTTGCCAAATGAATCAAGGTATGTAGTCTTTTCAACCGAATCTGCTTTTAAATACGCCCACGTTGAATCTACGCCCATGATAGTCTGACCGTTTCTTGAATCTTCAACTTTTGCGTCAATACTTAAGAAGTCATCGGATTTTGGAGCTTCATTCATAACATCTTTTGGAATTTCAAGTAAAACGCTGTTATTGTAATCCAGGTCCACATATACTTGGCAACCATAGAAATCGTCATCGTCTTCAACGGTTGACACAATGCCGTAAAACTTGATGTATTTTCCTTTGTAATCTTCCGGCTTTGTTGCGACAGCATCAATATTGTCCACGTATTCTTTTTCTTCTTTCTTTGTGGATTCGGTTTTCTTTGAATCGCCGGAGCCGTTATTGGCAGGCCCTCCGCAAGCAGTTACGTTGACTGCCATCATCGTAATCAACATCATTGCTACAATTTTCTTTCTCATAAGTTTTCCTCTCTTTCTCTTTTGATAAGAACCTGTTCTTAAACGCACCACACGTTTTATATATAATCGCACTAGGCGGTTATGCCATTATTTCGTTAATTTGTTATATTGATTTAGATTATCTTCATCATCTTGTTTCTTAAGTTCTGCATTTCTATATATCGCATCGCAAATGCCTTGGGATGTAAGCTCTTTTTCTCTTTTGATTTTTCTCTGCTCTTCCTGCAACCTTTTCAGATACTGCATTCTGTTGATGCGTGAACGCTCTCGCATTTGCATTTGAATTGTTTCTTGGAATGGATTCCCACAATTAGTGCAGTATTTATAGTCTACGCATTCGATGTTTCCGCAGTGGGAACACTTTTTCTTCGGCATATCATATGTCGGAATATTTGCATTTACCGTTTGATGTACTCCCGTCCCCTTACTTTTCTTGCGTTCCTCTCGTTTACGCTTAACCAATCGTTCAGCCCACGAGGATATAACGTATATCAGCCAAACAAGAATTGCTATTATCACTATATAAGTGAATCCGGCAAGCAAAAGCGGAAAAGCTATAGCTGGAATTAGGAAGCATGAAAAACACCCCAAGCATCCACATCCTTGGCTTCTTTGATGGCTCATGTCTTTAAGTCCTCATTGTTAATTAGCATTTATCATTCGCATTGTTTTCATATATGGAAAGGTTTCTGCCGAAATTTCAAAGTAATAATCATGCATATGGTTCTTCATTTCTATCATTTGCACATCGGATTCACTGAAATCGTCACCTAAAATATGTCTTATTTCATGCAAAAACACTTCATGCTGTTTTTCGTAGTTTAATGATGCATCTATGAATATCGTGTAAGAATCATCAGAATTATGTCTTACGCATCCCGGAACACCATAGGATTCATCGAGTATTACTACATTTATATAATATCCTTTGTAATACAATCATTCCTCACCTTCCTCTAATTTTCGCAATTCAGATAACTTTTTGGCGTACGCTATCAATCTGTCTTTATCTGCGGTTTTATATACGTCAAAGAGAATCTTGTCGTTGTTGTAGATTTCCTGTGCTGTTTTGGCGGTTTCTTCATCAATATAGTAGCCTTGATCGGATGATTCTTCCTTTGGTTCTTTGCCGGTAATTAAGTATTCTACAGACACATTAAAATAATCAGCTATCTTTTTTATTTTAGCTGTATTAGGCGTGCTGTTTCCTAATTTGCTTATATATCCCTTGCCAAAACCAAGAGTATCTTCAAGCTTATTCATTGATATGCCATGTGATTTACATAAGCTTTTAATACGTTCTTTCATAATTCTGTTCCTTTCTGAAAAAATCGCAAAAAAACACTTGACATTCTGAAAATATCGCGTATAATAAAATTACAAGTTCTGAAAAAATCGCAAAATAAATCAGAATGTCAATGTTCTATTTATTTGTTTGTGGTGATTCAAATTATAGGATATTTTCAGAAGATAGTCAATAGAATTTGGCGATATTTTCAGAACTTATATAAAAATAATGTAGGAGGTGAGAAGTTGATTTACGAGAACATTTGCAAGTTTGCAAAGAAGTGCGACATATCAATCAATAAGTTGGAAGAAAAAGCAAATGTATCAACCGGCAGTATTTGCAAGTGGGGAAGAAGCGTAAGCCCTACAGTGAAGAATCTGAAAAAAGTAGCTGATGTTTTAGGGTGTACGGTGGATGAACTAATTGCCGGTGAAAACAATGCGGGGAAAGGAGAAGAATGAACGAATTAAACATCGTGCCAATATGGATTGTGACTATATTGCTTTGCATCATGTCATACTGGCACGGAAGAAGTGAATACGGTTGGAGAATCGCAGGATTGCTCATGAATATTATGTTGGGATTTGTCTTTGCGTTTCTTGTAGTAAAGATGCCAATATTTCGGTAACTTTCAAATATTGCTCTTGGATAGCATCGGAATCACTATTGGTAAGTATGATTTCATTAAAAATTTTAAGAGTTTGCCAATATTCTTTCGGTACATACAAAAACAATTTGTGGTACGCAAGTTCATATTCTTTTGAATGTGAACCTACAAAATGAAGCTTACTAGAGACATTATCAAGAAAGTCATTAAAAACTTTCTCCATTTGATGATAAGACTCTAATCTAAGAGAATGCTTTAATTCCAACTTTTTAAGTTTTCGCTGATGGATATTGTTTAGTAAAAGCGAAATAGTTGGCGTAACGATTGATACAGCAAGAGCAATCCAAGCAGCAGTAGCACTCCAATCAATAGTATTTGTTTCAGAAACCATAATTTGTACCTCCATTTATTAGATGTATGAATTATATCACAGAAAGGAAATGTAATGAACGAATTACAGATTTTTAATTCAGAAGAGTTCGGTGATATCCGAACAGTAACAATTGACAATGAACCGTTCTTCTGCATGACAGATATTTGCAAAGCATTGGATATCTCAAATGTCAGTCAAGCAAAGACAAGGCTTAACAAGGATGGGGTCATTTCAAATGAGGTCATCGACAGCATGGGAAGAAAGCAGAATGCAAACTTTGTAAATGAATCAAATATGTATAAATTAATCTTCCAGAGCAGAAAAGAATCGGCTGAACGTTTTACAGAGTGGGTTACATCAGAAGTTCTTCCGGCAATAAGAAAGACAGGTTCTTATCAGATGCCAATGACAACAGATCAGAAGATTCAATTACTTGCTCAGGGGAATGTAGAACTTACAGAAAAAATTGAGAAAGTCAATGAAGACTTGCAGGAATTTAAAAAGGATATGCCTTTACTTGCACTGGAATGTCAGAGAATCACATGGGCGAAGAATAATAAGGTTGTTTCTTTACTTGGTGGGAAAAGCAGCCCAGCTTACAAAGATAGAGGTTTGAGAACGAAAGTGTATAAAGACCTCGAAAAACAGTTACAGAGAGAGTTTGGCGTAAAAACCTATAAAGCAATCAAGCGTAGTCAGTGCGATCTGGCAGTAAGCATTATCGAAGCGTACAAACTTCCAATGTTCTTAAAAGAAGAGATTGACGCTGAAAATGCTCAGATGTGCCTGTCAGTATAGGAGGAAAGGAAAAATGAAAAATATTATAAGTCATGATTACACAGGAGAAAAAGAAATATTTGTTCCACTTATTGGATTCAAGGTGGTAAGAGTGGAAAATGCTTCAACCAATGGAGATTTGGGAGAGGCGACTGTTCTTACATTGGTAAATGAACATCATGTAGCTATTGATATAACTGTTTCCGATGAAAGCGTTTTTGTTAGTGAATCATATGCAGTCAAAGATGATCTAAGCACTATCAGTGATGAAGATGCGAGAGTGTAAGAAATATGGCTATGTTTCAGCAACAAAACAGGTGGCGTAGGGAAAATATATGGAAGAAAAAATGAGATTTATAGAAGACAGGCTGAAAGAAATCGGCATTAACTCTATTGAAGAGCTGAATGCCGCCATTAAAAAAGAAACATTAGATATTTCACTTATGGTTTCCGAAGCAAAGAAGGAGGACGTTGCAGCATGAAAGAACTGGAAGTAATGCAGGTCAGGAAGAGAAAACCTGTGGAGCAACCGGTAAGGCAGCCGGATATGTATGACAAAATTGTCGAGAGAGCCTTTTGGTTCGTAATCGGCTTCTCGATAGCACTGATGATCTGCTGTATTGCTTTCGGGCAGACATTATATATATGAAGAAAGTGCCATAGCGAGGCGGCAACCTCTCAGGCACTTAGCTCAAAAACCAATTAGATAATAACATAGGAGAGAACATGAAACAACCCAAAAAATTGACAAGGCAGAATAAGATTCTGCTGGAAAAGGTGGGTTTAAACCCGGAAGAATGGATGAACCTACTGGAAGATAGTTTGTATCTACACATTGTTCAGAAAAATTCGGACAAGCGTGTGGTCAGGATTATAGATAAGAAGAAAGGGGATGTAATTGGTGGAAATTAAAAAGGTTGAGTTACTGTCCATGCATATTCAGAACTTTAAAGGATGTAAGGACAGAGTAATAGAATTTGCTGAAAAGACAAGAATCTCCGGGGCAAATGAGACTGGAAAAACAACAATTTTTGATGCATTTACATGGCTACTGTTTGGAAGAGATTCTCTTGGAAATTCAGATTTCGATGTCAGACCGTTGGACAAGGACGGAAAGATGATTGATAATATCGAGATTTCCGTTGAAGCGAAGATTTCCGTTGGCGGAGATGAATATGATCTGAAAAAGACTCAGAAACAGAAATGGGTAAAAAAACGTGGAACAGGCATTACAGAATTTCAGGGGAATGTGAATGAGTTTGAAATCAACGGGTATCCGAAATCTCAAAAAGAGTTCAAGGAATTTATTGCTGGAATCATTGATGAAGAGATCTTCACTCTGATTACCGATCCGGCAGCGTTCAATGCATTGCCGTGGAAGAAGCAGAGAGAGATCCTGATGAAATTCGTTGAAACATTCCCGGATGTGGAGATTGCTCAGACGTTTGGCGAGAAGTATGCAAAACTCATCCAGGAACTAAAAATTGCAAGCACGGACGATATCTTGAAGAAATACACCAAAGCGAAAACGGTATTAAATAAGGATATGGTTGAGATCCCGGCACGTATTGATGAAATCTCCAAACAACTTGTGATTGCTGATGTAGGAGCGTTAGAAGTCGAAAAAACAGCCAAAGAAGTGGCTCTGCAGAAAGTAGAAGATGAATTATCAGGTGGCAACAGTCAATTGGAAGATATCAATTCCAAACGTCAGGATATCATGAATCTCAAATTTCGCATTTCCGAAATTCAGAACGAAGAGAACCAGAAGTTGCTTTTCGAGTCAACGGATATTCGTGCTGACTTATCAAGAAAGCAGGATGCATTAAACAATCTCAAGCGTGATGTATTAAATAAGGAAAGCGAAATCAGGGATGCTCACGTGAAGTATGAAGATCATGAGCGTGAAAAAAATCGGCTTTTGGTGGAATGGAAATCAGAAAAAGCGAAAGCATATCCGGCTCTTACTCCGTTGGAACCGCTTACGGACGGCTCGTTTATTTGTCCTACTTGCGGGCAGGACTTGCCGGAAGAGGTAAAGCAGAAACGTATTGCTGATTACGAAGCTCGCAAGACTGCATATGAAAGCAAGTACGAAAAAGATAAGGCAGAGTTTGAAGAAAACCGTGCTAAAAGGCTTTCGCAGATTGAAGCTGATGGAAAGGCAGTTGCCAAATCAAGAGACAAATTTAAGGCTTTGGAAGAATCTCTTATCAAAGAAAAGGATGAGCTGACTACCAAGTTAGCAGATGCACAGAGGGAATATGAGATTGTTAAAAAGGCAGTAGACGGAATGCCAAAGGTGGCTGATGTTTCTAAAAACGCTGACTACAAAGCAACTCTCGAAAAAATCTCGGCACTTGAAAAAGAGATTGAAGAAATGAGCAAAGATACTTCTTCGATGGAGTTGAAAGCTAAGAGGGACATTTTAAAAGATGAAATTTCCGAGATTACTGTAAGGATTGCGGCAGCAGATAATACCAAGGTGAAAGAGCGTATTGCTGAACTGGAGGAAGAGCAGAAGGAAGTTGGACAGAAGATTGCAGAACAGGAACAGATGATTGACCTTGTGGAAGATTTTATTCGGGCGAAAATGAAAATGATTTCTGAAAAGATCAACGGAATGTTTAAGGTGGTTTCATTCAAGCTGTTCGACAATCAGATCAACGGGGGGCTGAAAGAAACTTGTGAATGTACTGTAAATGGCGTTCCGCTTTCAAGCTTGAATAACGGGCATCGGATTGTTGCAGGATTGGATATTATTCAATCATTATCCAGTCTGTACGGTGTCAGTTGCCCTATTTTCGTGGATAATGCGGAAAGCATCAACGACTTCAATGTGCCGGAAATGGATTCTCAGATGATTTGTTTGGCAGTAACCGATGATAAGGAATTAAAAGTAGAGAGCGAGGTTAAATATGATTAAGGCAGAAAGAAACGGGAAAGGAACAGGATCAGTAGAAATCAGCGGTTTCCTGAACGACACTATGAATGAATTTAAGGGGATTTGTCGTGGAGTAAGAAAAATGTTTGTAGATAAGTTCGGAGAGGATGCAGGAGAGAAAGTGTTTAACATTCTTGCAAGCGGAAAGCCTGATGATGAAATCGCAAGCGAGATAAATGAAGTTCTCAAGGATGTTTTTATGGAAAAAGAAAAGAGAATGGATGCTTCTGATGCGATAGGGGCGTTATTGAGACACGTGTTTGAATGAAAGGAGTAGGACTAATGTTATATATCAAAGCCAGATATATGAAAGATGGCGTTCAGCATGGGCGTGAATACACGTTCGGTTCAGATGTGATCGTGAAGCCGGGAGAAGTAGTTTCTATTGGAACTGCGAAAGCTGTAGTAACTGCGGTTGATGTTCCAGAGACGGAAATTCTTCCTTTCCGGGAGAAGCTGAAAAAGATTGATGGGAAAGTGGAGGAAGAGTAATGGCAGAGAAGAATGAAGTTGCTCAGAAGCAGGAATTTACAACTGGTTTGAGTCAGTGGACAAATACCATAACTGGTCTTGTCTCAAGGGATTTTGAGCAGAATGGTGTTAAGTATGATGAATATTCCAAACAGTGTGCAATGAACGCTATGGGAGCTATCTTCCAGTTAGTGCAAAATGATGATAAAGCAGACATGGGGAATCTCAACACTTCCAATCTGAGAGAGGTCGTGGCTCAGTGTGCGAGTCTTAAGCTAAACGCTAGTGCAATGCCGAGAGAAGTGTATTTCCAGCTCAGAAACAAGCAGATTGGCGGTCAGTGGTGCAAGGTTGTTGAAATGGGGATTGAGGGAGACGGAAATGACAGTTTGCTCCGGCAGTTCGGAAATAACATTGACACCGTATACCCGGTTTGGCTCGTAAAAGAAGGAGATGATTTTACATATCCTCGCAGACGTGGAATTGAGATTGAGCCTGCGGAGTGGACTCCTAAAGGACTGTCAGACAAGACGGTAAGGGTTGTTTATCCGGTAAAGCTGAAAGATGGAACGATTGATTATCTGATTGCAGAAAGAGAGCCGGTGAGAACGAACCTGATCGCTCATATCAGGAATAATCTGCTGAATGAAACGTTTGGAATTTGTGAGAATCGCTATAAAGCTACTCCAAAACAGAAAGAACAGATCAGGGCAAGGAAAGAGGAAGTTTTATCAGCCATCCGTGAGTGCGAAACTTTGGAAGATATCTTGCGGTGTGAAGCTGCAAAGCCATATATCAGTGCAGCGTGGCTTGATACACCGGAAGCTATGATTGTACGAAAGATGCGTAACAATGCTATCAAGAAATTTCCGAAGAATCTTAACAGTATGGCGTCAAGTTCTCTTTTACAGTTGGATGAAACGTATAAGGTAGCACAGGAAGAGATCAAAGAGAATGAAAATTCACAGGAATTTGCAGTTGAAGACGAACCGGATGTAGTAGTTGAATCAGAAGCTGTTGAGGTGGAAACGCCGGAATTCGCAAAGGAGTAAAGATATGGAATTAAAAGATTTAAAAACAGGAATGGTTGTTGAAACAAGAGATGGTACAAAATACTTGATTGTCAATCAGGATGGAAAATTATACGGTATTGGAATGAACGGCTATATGTCGCTTGATGGAGGATATCCACATAAAAGTGATATGACATGGCCGGATGATTCTGACCTTGATATTATGAAAGTTTTCAAGCCAGCATTAAGAAAATTTAGCATCATGCTTTCAGATGAACGTAACTGTATTTGGAATCGTGAAAAAGTACGAAAAATGACCGCTTCTGAAATCTGCAAAGAGCTTGGATATGAAGTGGAGATTGTAAAAGAATGACAGCTCAAACAAAGTGGTTAAGTGATGCCATTGAGGATATGAAAAATGGCACTTATGACATGACGGTTGATGGAAAATGTAGCCAGTGTGGTGCGTGCTGTTCGAGATGCCTGCCTTTATCCAGTAAAGAAATCATTACGATTAAGCAGTACATCAAAGCTCACGATATCAAGCCTTACAGACACTTGTTTCCAGTAGCTAAAGAGGTTTACGACCTGGCTTGCCCGTTCATGGACGATTCAAAGCTGAAAGAGAAATGCAGAATCTATCCAGTCAGACCAGAAATATGTCGGCAATTTATTTGTAAAGGCGATAAGAAGCCATTCAGGATGAAAGCCGCAAGGTATGAAGTGGTCGATGTTAGGAAGGAATTTTTCGGTGAGTAGGGAGGTACATATAAAATGCCAAATTGGTGTGAAGGAAGTTTGAAAGTTCGTGGAACAAAAGAAAATATGACGAGATTTATTCTTGAAGGCTTACGTCCAGTTGGATTCCTTGGTGAAGAAAAAGCAAAGCTGCAGCTGGATGAATATGGCGATATTAATTCAAATGAAACATGTTGGATCGAAAACACAAGAAGGGGATTTGTCAAAGGTGTAGAAGTTTATCTTTCTGAATATGAAGATGATGAAACCTTTGTTGAAGTCTTTGATTCCAAGTTTGCATGGGGAATTTCAGCAGATGAACTCCTGAAAACATGTGAAAAATATCATGTTGATATGAAAATTCATGGTTTTGAAATGGGGATGGAATTCAATCAGGACATTGAAATTGTTGATGGAAGAATTCTGAAAGATGAAGAACTTCACTTCGAAAATTATCAATGGGATTGCATCTGTCCAAATATGGGCGGTTGATATGACATCAGAAAAGAAAGGTGTTTTTAGTGGTAGTAAAAACAATTAACTCCGGTTCAAAAGGAAATGGTTATGCTCTGATTTCAGGGGAAGATGTTCTTCTCCTGGAATGCGGTGTGCCAGCAAAAGATATGCTGAAAACGATTGACTATCAGACTTCCAAGGTGAGCGGATGCATGGTAAGTCACGTTCATAAAGACCATGTTGGGTACATCAAGCAGTATATGCAGTATGGTATCAAGATTTACACATCCGATGAAGTGGAGACGGACATTGAAACAGTAATGGGCGAAAAGACTGTAGGGTTACAGCGTATGAGGCGTTATCAGATAGGCTCATTTTCGGTGATACCGTTCCGTGTACCGCATGGAGAGACGGAGTGTGACGGATGGTTGATTGATTCACCTGACGGAAGAATCCTTTTCATTACGGATGCTGAGTATTGTCCGTACGATTTCTCAAAAATGGAAATCAACTATGGACTGATTGAGTGCAACTACTCAGAGGACTATATCAGCCGAGAAGAAGATGGGGCTAAATTCTCCCATGTGCTTACTGGGCATATGGAATTACAAACGTGTAAAAGGCTCATACAGAGCATAAACAGTAAAAGCCTAAGAAGTATAGGCTTGATACACTTAAGTGCAGGAAACGGCAATCCGCAGCGGTTCAAAGACGAGATACGAAGTGTGGTTGACTCAGATGTGAATGTTTGGATTGCCGAAAAGCGTGCAGAGAAAGAGTTTAGGCTTACGCCATTCTAGGAGGAGCAATGATTTACAAAATATTATTAATAATTTTTTACGCTATGGGAGCGACTTTTGATTTTTACATGTATAAAGACACTGAGAATAAAGGATTTTTAATTCCGTTTTTAGGATTCTTGCTCGCAATAATCTTAAGTATCGTAAACATGATTATTTATTTACTTAAATAAGGAGGACTACATAGATGAATAAAACAGTTTTAATGGGGAGATTGACAGCAGATCCGCAGGTGAGATATTCACAGGGAGACAATGCTACAGCGGTTGCAAGATATACACTTGCTGTAAACAGAAAATTTAAGAAAGATGGAGAGCCGACAGCGGATTTTATTCCTTGTGTTGTCTTTGGACGGTCGGCTGAATTTACAGAGAAGTATTTCCGCAAAGGAATGCAAGTTGCTGTCTCAGGGCGTATTCAGACCGGAAGCTACACAAACAAGGACGGAAACAAGGTGTATACAACAGATGTAGTTGTGGAAGAACAGGAGTTTGCAGAAAGCAAAGCAGCCAATCAGCAGAATCAGCAGTCAGCAGGAAGTGGATCAATTCCGGCATCGGACGGGTTTATGAATATCCCGGATGGAATGGATGAAGAATTACCATTTAGTTAAGGAGATGCAATGTCAAGCGGAGTAAGACCGGAGTATTGTTGCCATCCCGATTGCTTTCAGTGCCCATATCCTGATTGCAAATACAATGGCACTTTAGCCGGTGAGAGAGTGGACGTTAATATGACGGATGGGATAAGCCGTGAAGAATATATAAGGAGAAAGAATGAGAAGCGGAATGGCTGGAAAAAAGGACTGTTCGTATCCAAATTGCTATGAATGCCAATATGAGGATTGCATTGTTGATAACGTAAATGCTCTTCTTAAGAGAAGACGCTGGAATGCGAATCCTGAAGTTTATAGGCAGAAGCAGAGGGATTATAGAAGCAAGGTGGCAGAATCACTTCCTCATTGTGACGAATGCAATGAATGTACCCTTGTCAAATTAGATAAGGGTACAGGTTTTAAGAGACTGTGCGTCCCAGAAATGCGGTTGATTTTGCGGAAAGTGACGTGCTGTCCGCAGTGGTGTCCGAAGAAAATACCGGTAAAGGAGCGGGAACATCAGAGATATTTACGAAGAAAAGAACTTAAGGCAGGTGAGAAAACTGATACTAATTAGCGATAAAGGGCAGCAGAAAGGTAAACATACTGCCAAAGAGAATTATTGGCAAAAGCAAGGAATTGAGGTCCTGACTATGCCTCTTCCATGTGGTGATTACATTATTGCCAACGAAAAGGTTGCGGATGTAATTAACCGGAAGAAAGAACGTGGGATTCCGGTAAAAAAAATGGATTTCCTCGGAACGTACAATGTGACTGTTGACACAAAGAAAGATATTCAGGAACTTGTGGGGGATATCTGCGGTAAACAGCACGCAAGATTCCGTGATGAATGCATACTGGCTCAGAACAACGGAATTAAGCTGTATGTGTTGGTACAGAATGCCGGTGGCTTGATTCCGGGAACAAAAGATATTTACAATCGGACAATCCGATCTCTTGACGAGCTTTATAGATGGAAAAATCCGAGACTTTTTGTGATGAAGCGTACAGATGATGTGATTGGTCATTACAAGAGTGGAAATCCAATATATAGGCGTACACAGAGGTATCCTGCCGCAACTAAAGGCGAAACGCTCATGAAAGCGTGTAAAACTATGCAGAAGAAGTACGGAGTAGAGTTCGTATTTTGCAGTAACTCTGAACAGGGAGCAAAAGTTATTGAACTGCTTCAACGGGAGGTGGAATAGTTGGCAGAAAAAAGAATGTTCTCCAAACAAATTGTTGATTCAGATGCTTTCTTAGAAATGCCATTATCAACACAAGCATTGTATTTCCACCTATCTATGAGAGCTGATGATGATGGATTTTTGAACAACGCTAAAAAGGTAATGAAGATCATCGGTGCAAATCAGAATGATTACGATCTGCTTGTTGCGAAATCATTTGTCATACAGTTTCCAGACGGGATCTGTGTAATCAAGCATTGGAGAATTAATAATTATTTGAGGAAAGACAGATACACGGAAACGATTTACCAGGAAGAAAAATCACATCTAACAGTGCAACCGAATGGCAGATATTCCTTTAGAAATGCCGTGGAATCTTCGGACGTTTTACCGCTTGGTATACCAGTTTGTAACCGGTTGGATACCCAGAATAGAATAGAGAAGAATAGAGAAGAAAAGAATAGTATATATAGTGCAGAAAAACTGCACGATGAACAATCACTTGATGACTTCTTTGAATCTATTTGGAAGTTATATCCAATCAAAAAAGGGAAAGGGCAGGTATCAACATCAAGGAAGAAAGCACTTCAAAAAATCGGATACGATCAGATTGGACGTTGTGTTGATCGATTCTTGAAAGATATGAGTGACAGCGGTAGAGATCGTAAATATTGGATGCACGGAAGCACATTTTTCAACAGTGGGTATGTTGATTATTTGGATGAAAACTGGGGGCAGGAATCGGAGGACTTAGAAAAACCAAGAGAACCTTGTGACCGTTTTTCCTGTTTGGAATCGAGTTTCCGCAAGCAGTTAGAAGATGCGGGTGCTATTTACGATGGACAAGGACTTGATTATGGAATCTTAAGCGAACATCCTGATTGGTTGAAAAAAATTCAGGAGAGTGGTGTTTGATGTATTATAAATTTAAGCCGGAAGATGCTTTTGATTTCGCCCGATATGTTGGAGAGCCTGCAAGACAACACGGTGATGAATTGAAATTCACAAGGTTCTGTCCGTATTGTCACGGTGGAGATAAAAAGGACAAGAACACTTTTTCCATTAATCTGTCAACCGGTCAGTTTAAATGTTTGAGAGAGAGCTGCGGTGTTACCGGAAATATGATCAGTCTTGCAAGAGATTTTGATTTCAGTTTGGGGCAGCAGGTAATGGAATATTACCAGCCGAAAAAGCAATACAGGAAATTGAAGACACCGGACAAGCCGATTGTTCCAAAAGAGCCGGCAGTTGCTTACTTGGAAAGCAGAAAAATATCTGCTGAGGTTGCTCATGAGTATGAAATTACCACTCAAAAGGATCATGACAACATACTCGTATTTCCGTTCTATGACGGAGATGGGAAGATGCAATTCGTCAAATACCGCAAAACCGACTTCAACAAGGAAGTAGATAAGAACAAGGAATGGTGTGAACGCGATTGTAAGCCGATATTGTTTGGGATGAAGCAATGCAAGGACTTCACAAGGCTTGTGATTACGGAGGGGCAGTTAGATAGCCTTTCCGTAGCGACAGCCGGTATAAAGAATGCCGTGAGCGTTCCGAACGGAGCAAAGGGATTTACCTGGATTCCATATTGTTTTGACTGGGTGAACAAATTCCAAGAGATTGTAGTGTTTGGAGATTTTGAAAAAGGGCATATGACATTGCTACCGGAATTGAAGGGAAGATTTCCAAACAAGATTAAACACGTCCGGGAAGAAGACTATAAGGGCTGTAAAGACGCAAATGAGCTGTTAATGAAGCATGGACATGAAGATGTTCGGCTAGCGGTAGAAAATGCCGAATTTGAGCCTGTGAGGCGTGTTAAAGAGCTGTCTGACGTGCAGGACGTTGATATATACAGTTTGAAAAAGCTGGACTCTACGGTCAACGAGTGCAATCGCCTGTTATACGGTGGCATTCCTTTTGGCGGTGTAGTTCTTATTACTGGAAAGCCGGGTGAGGGAAAGTCAACACTTGCAAGTCAGATTGTAGGCAGGGCGATTGAGACCGGACATAAGGTGTTTGCTTATTCCGGTGAGCTTCCAAACTATTTGTTTAAAGCGTGGCTTGATTTTCAGATAGCCGGTCCGCAGCACATCATCGAAACAACAAACAGATTTGGAGATGTTTCAAGAAAGATTTCCAATCAGAATCAAGAGTTGATTAATGCCTGGTATCGAGGAAAAGCGTTTATTTATGACAGTTCGATTGTCGATGGAGATGAGAAAGAGGATCTGTGCAAAACCGTACAGCAAACGGTTCTACAATACGGAATAGATGTTGTTCTGATTGATAATTTAATGACTGCGATTGATTTAGATGCAGAAAAAGGAACTGATAAGTACGAAAAGCAAAGTCTTTTTGTGAAAAAACTTGCGAGGATGGCATTGCAATTCGATGTATTGATTTTGCTTGTAGCTCATAAGAGGAAGAACAATTTTTCCACGAATGAGACAGACGAAATCAGCGGTGCAGGAGACATATCAAATCTTGCTTCACTGGTGATTGGGTACAGCAAGGATAACGAATTGAGCAATGCGTATCGAAGAGTCACAGTCCCGAAAAATAGATTGTTTGGGAAAATCAATACAAAAGGATTTCTCGTCATGTATGATGAGCGATCCAAGAGAATTTACGGTGAAAATGATGATTTAACCGTAGAGTATGGATGGGCGAAACAAGACGGATTCAGCGAGGCAGATCAACTAAAGATTCCGTTTGAGTAGGTGAGAATATGACGGAGCAGGAAAGAAAGGTTTATTACCAAGTGATTACGCAGAATTGGCTTGCATTCAATGAATTTCTGAAACGCGGAGATTTCTCAGAGGAAGTCTTAGTGGAATATTGTGGGTCAGATGGGATTATCCAGAAGATTTTCCAAAGCAACGGGCGGATGGAATTTGCAAAGGATGTAGGACTGGCGGTAATCAATGAGATAGAAAGGTTGTGCAAAAAATGAAAAAGGAAATTTTAAACAAAGCAAAGGAACTTATGGAGATGTTACTCGAAGAGGAGAAGAAAGGGAATGTGAGGTTATCGGAAATTCCGGTTGGGGGAAAATTCGATACAGGTATTGGTAGATTTATCGTTTTGGAACAGAAAGGCGAAAAAACAGCAGTTATCACAGAAGAGCTGTACAGGAAAGATGTCCGTTTTGATGATGACAGCAATGAATATTTCACGTCAGAACTGTCAGATCTTTTTGAAGAAGAAATTTTTCCGGAATTTAAAGAAGAATTTGGGGCGGAAAATTTATGCGATGCAACAACAAGTCTGGTTACAGTGGATATGCAGAACAAAGACGAAGAGTTGCACGCCAAAGCAAGACCGCTGACATTCGAAGAGGCACGTAAATACAATGAATTGCTGGTCAATAAGGATCTGCCGGATTGGTATTGGACATGCACCGCTTGGAGTACAGAAGAAAGGGGATGGCCATATTCAGTAGCGGTTGTTTCCCCGGACGGTTACTTCAATGGCAATAGCTACTGCGGCAGTGTCGGGGTTCGCCCATTTTGTATCTTAAAATCTAATATCTTTGTATCTAAAGTAGAGGAGGACTAAAACTATGATGACATTAAAAGAATTTGGAGAAAATCTTGAAAAGTTAAACGCTGCTTATGATGAACTGAAAAAGAAATATCAGAAGCCGGAAGTAGGAGAGACGATTACGGTTGCAGGAATTACATGGAGAGTATTGGACAAGCTCGAAAAGGGATATCTTGTAATTTCAGATGGTTTTTATGGTGAAGACCGAAAATTTGATGGTAGCTGCAATAATTGGAAATGTAGCGATCTTCGGAAAGAACTGAATACAGATTTAAAAGATAAGATCGAAGATGAGCTTGGAAAAGGAGCATTAGTTGGATTTGAGCGTGATCTGCTCTCAATGGACGGTCAGACAGAATATGGGACTTGCAAAGATCTCGTTTCCCTTATTTCTGTAGATGAGTACAGAAAGTATAGAAAGTTTCTTCCGAGTACTGATAGATATTGGTGGACAATTACACCGGATAGCACTCCATGTAATAATGACAGCACATGTCTTCGGGTTGTTTCCCCGGGCGGTTACATCGGTGGCATTAGCTGCAACGTCGGTAGCGGGGTTCGCCCATTTTGTATCTTTTCCTCTTCAATCTTTGAATCTGAGGAAGATGATGATTAATGGCAGAGAATGATCTAAAAGTGATTCTGAAAGCGAAAGAGTTGGCTACTCATACATTAAGAGTAACCAGTAACGCCAACAGATATCCAAAGAAATTTAGATTTTCGCTTGTTGACAAAATGCAAAATAAGTCAATGGAAATCTATGAAATACTTTTTGAAGCAAACAGGACAGACATTAAAGCTTACAAAAGAGATCGCTTGGAACTGCAAACGAAAGCAATTACTTATTGCGATGAATTGTTGTTCTACATAGAAATGTCCCATGAATTGAAAATTATCAGTTCGGATAGTATGGGGTATTGGTCAAAGATGGTATCTGATGTAAAGCACATGGCTATTGCATGGAGAACGAAAGACCGGCAAAGATAAATGCATTTAGGTTTGTTTCTGTTAAGCGGTTGTTTCCCCGGACGGTAACATCAATAACAATAACTACAACAACAGTAACGGGGTTCGCCCATTCTGTATTGCAGACAGTAAGAGTAGGCATCAAGCCGAAATCGGAGAAGATACAAAAAGGAAACAGACCATCCTCGCAGAGGTAAATATAAAGGAGTGCCAATGGATAAAGATATTGTTGCAGATTACGGTAATTTGTACCGAGCTTATAAGGAAGCTAAGTCAGGTAAAAAATTTAATAGCAGTACTGCTCGATTTTCTAATGTTGCTTTAGATGGAATTAATATCCTGAAGGAACAGTTGGAAAATCAGACATACACAGTTGCTCCATATAATCGGTTTGAAATATACGAGCCGAAACAAAGAGTGATTGAGTCATGTTCATTCAAGGATAAAGTAGTGCAACACGTACTTTGTGACAATATTCTGCATCCAAAATTGAAGAACGTATTTATCAAATATAATTCTGCCGGACAGATAGGAAAAGGGACGTTATACGCATTAGATGGATTGAGGGACCACATGGAATCTTTCTATCAGAGACATGGCATTGACGGATGGATACTGAAATGTGATATCAGACATTTCTTTTACGAAATTGACCATGAAATACTGAAAGACATTGTAGATTGTTTCTTTCCAAATCCGTACACAATATGGCTGAATCATACATTGATTGATAGTAGCAATAATCCAGGTTTGCCACTCGGAAATCAAGCCGGACAGGTATATGCATTGCTTATGGTTCATCCAATAGATTGTATGGTAACAGGAGAACTTGGAATTGCTGAATATGGTCGATATATGGATGATTTTTATCTGATACACCAGAGCAAGGAATATTTAGAATGGTGTCTTGAGTGCATAAGAGGGCTTTTGAAAAGCCTTGGATTGGAATTGAACGGGAAGACACAGATCATACCGCTAAGGAAAGGAATGCGATATTTAGGATTCCATCATTACATAACAGATGACGGGAAATATATTCGGAAATTAACGGGAGAGAACAAACGGAAGAACAAAAAGAAATTCCGAAGATTAGTTAAAGATGTGAAAGCCGGAAAACTTACGGAAGAAAAATTCTATGAAAAATATAATTCGTGGAGGAACCATGCTTTACATGGGAATTGCATCAAGTTGGTTCACGGTATGGATCTGTATATAGAGGAGCTAATGAAAGGAGAACGTAATGAAATATAAGGTTGGAGATAAGATTAGAGTAAGGAAAAAATTGATTCCTAAAACAAAGTACGGAGACGTATATTTTGCCATAAATATGCGTGAATATGAGGGAGAAGAAGCGATAGTGAAAGAAGTTGGTGCGATTGCATACCATCTCGATATTGATGGAGGAATGTACTGGTGGACCGATGAAATGTTTGAGCCTGTAGAAGAAATGAGTGCGGAAGAAGCAATTAGAATTCAAGCTGAGATATGTAGTAGAGTTACAATATGTGCTAACTGTGAACTCGACAAGCTCAGATCTGGCATTCGTTGCGGATGTGCTGAATTTCGCTCAAAGCACCCAGGTAAAGTGGTTGAGGTTCTCAAACAGTGGAAGAAGGATCATGCGAAGAAAGAAATTGAGGTTGAATTTGCTTGGTACGTACAGATTGTAGAAGTTGACACCCATATTTTGAAACACGAAGAAAAGGTTGAAACTGATTTTGAAACAATGGATGAGCAAGGGGCAGAAATCCTTAAGAAATATTGTTCAGAGCATGATGGAAAATATTATGCAATCAGCGAGCGCAGATGCGTAGTAAAGGAGTAAACATGGACATTGAAGTACACAAGGACTATGAGCAGATAGACAGAGAGAATATCGAAGTGTTTGAGAAGACTGGTTTAAAACGTCCAGAAGAGGACAGATTCCGCTGCGTGATTTGCGGAGAGCCGGCCTGCATTGATAACAGCATAAGCCATAGAGGACACGGACTGATACATGCGTGGTGTGCGAATAAAGCGTTCAGCTACGAGAATGGTTTAGATGTGTTTAAATGGATGGCAGAGCTTGATTAAGAGATAAATTACAGAAAGGAGCGGGAGATTTGCTGGCCAGCATGAAAGGATCCTTTGCTCCGAGTAAATATGGAACAGAGAAGGAAGAAGATAAAGTGTGAAATCTATAGAGATTCCATGCAGAATTACAAGAAATATGCGATACCACCCGCACAACTGATTATAGCTGACGTTCCGTACAATATTGGGAATAACTTCTATGGCAGCAACCCAATGTGGTACAAAGGTGGAGATAACAAAAACGGTGAGAGTAAGTTGGCAAAGAAAGCAGCATTTAATTCGGACTTCAATTTTAATTTATATGAATACTTCCACTTCTGCTCGAAGATGTTGAAGAAAGAGCCAAAGAAAGCCGGTAGACGTGGAAGAAGTTCTGATGCACCGTGCATGATTGTATTTTGCAGTTTTGAGCAGATGAGTACATTGATCAATGCAGCTAAGAAACATGGTTTTAATAATTACATACCGCTTGTATTCGTGAAAAATTATAGCCCACAGGTATTGAAAGCAAACATGCGTGTTGTGGGTGCTACGGAATATGCACTGGTATTATACCGGGATAAGTTGCCGAAATTTAGAAACGGTGCAAAATTTGACGAAAACGGTAAGACGATTCGAGGTACCGGACATATGGTGTTTAACTGGTTTAAGTGGGAAAAGGACGGGAAAGAGATACCTAAAATCCATCCAGCACAGAAGCCGGTTAAGGTGTTGGAGCAACTGATCCAGATATTTACGGATCCGGGGGATGTGGTTATTGATCCTTGCTGCGGTTCCGGTAGCACATTGCGAGCTGCAAGGAATTTAGGTAGAAGTGCTTACGGATTTGAAATTGATCGAAATTTTTACAGTAAAGCGAAAAATGAGATGTTGAATGTTGAAGTAGATCCGCAGATGAGCATTACTGATTTTATCGGAGGTACACAGTGAAATTTATAGATTTTTTCGCCGGAATAGGTGGTTTCCGAAAGGGAATGGAACTTGCTGGACATGAGTGTGTTGGTTTTTGTGAATTTGATAAATTTGCGACTGCAAGCTACATATCCATGCATCTTCTGACAGATGAGCAGAGAAAAGTACTGGAAGAATTACCACTGAAAAAGCGACAAAAGGAGATTTTAAAAGATGAATACAGAAACGGAGAATGGTACGCAAATGACATTAGACGAGTGTATACCGGAGACATTCCGAAAGCAGACTGTTGGTGTTTCGGATTTCCATGTTTCGTTAAAGGAACTTATATTCTTGCAGAAAGAGGATATATACCAATTGAACAAGTTGCTGTCGGAGATAAGGTCCTTACACACAAAGGAAGATGGAGAAAAGTCACATCAACAATGCAACGAGACAATGCCAGAATTTGGGATGTTGATGGATTCGGAATCTTGCCAACAAGAACCACAGCGGAGCATCCGTATTATGTCACTAAAATTTCTACGGTGAAAAGAACTATATAGTAACTACAATGGAATGCTACAAAGATTTGATACCAGATTTGCAAAACGGTAAGTTTGATGAACACTTACACCAATGCAACCCGGAATCATCTAAATATTGGGGAATTATGGTAGCAGTTCCATGCATGAAAGAGCTGGAGGATGAATTTCAGAATCTAACGCCGATAGGCGATGCGAATGTGACGGGGTGGGAATTAAAGGTAGTAAAGCCTTGCAGAATGGGACTAAGAAAAAAATCTATGACAGAATTACTTTTTTGTATGTTAAGGAGCGGAAGATAATGAGATTGATTGATGCTGACAAGATTACGAGTGGTGAAATTGCAAAGTATCTAGGGAGAGGCTACGAGTTTTGTATTCCCGATATTGAAGATATGCTAAAAGAACAGCCAACAGCTTATGATGTGGACAAGGTTGTAGAGCAGTTGGAAAAAGAATTACAACTTGCTGATAAAGAGAAAGCTCGTTGTGCAAGAGAAAATCCGTTGCAGTTCGATTCGGCAAAAGGATATGCGAGTGGAATTGCAACTGCGATCGAGATCGTGAAAGGCGGTGGAATAAATGAATAGAGAGATTCTTTTTAGAGCGAAGAAAATAGACGATGGCGAATGGGTAGAGGGATATCTGTTTGATGATGGCTACCCAAAACCTAGGCACGTTTTTGTAGGTGGTTTGGTGATTAATGAATACAAAGGAACGGCTTGTGATGAATGGGATATTAATGCAATTGATTTTGCGGATGTTAAACCGGATACGATTTGCCAGTACACAGGACTGACCGACAAGAACGGAAAGAAAATCTTTGAGGGAGATATATTAAGAGGATTTCAATATCCATTCTGTCATGATGAAGAATACAACTATTACGCAGAGATTATTTTTGCGAATTGTTCTTTTATGATTTATACACACAAAAATCCATCATCTTGTGTTAGAGGAATATCTGATGGGAATACAGAATTGATGGAGTGTTGGGTAAGTGAGGATTGGGAAGTTATTGGCAATATCTATGACGATCCTGAACTGTTAGAAGATAAGGAGAATAGCAATGGCAAAGATATTTAAAGTAAGCGGATATTTGGTGGACGTTGAGGGAGATATTGATGCGAGTGAGGTTGTTGCGGAAATCAGTTTCGGTTTAGATGGGATGATAAACCAGCACATCCATGTAGAAGAAGCAGATATTGGACGTTGGAGTGATGAAAATCCATTGAATTACGGCAACTGCGATCTTGCGGAATGCGAGAAGCATTTCAAGAGAAAAGTTCCAGTAGATAACGACAGGAAAGTTGAGATTGGTAAGATCTACAGACATTTCAAAGGGCATACGGTTAAAGTGATCGCAGTCAGCCAGGATACAGAAGCACCGGGACAATTCTATGTAGTATACGAATGTGAGGACGGAGCAATTTGGTGCAGACCTTATGGAATGTTTGTGAGCGAGGTCGATCATGTAAAATATCCGGACGTGCAGCAGAAATACAGATTTGAATTAGTGGAAAAGGAGAGGGGCAGGTAATGACTAAAGACATTTTAGATAAGGCAAAAGAATTGGAAAGAGACATTGAAAGTCTTAGGATTTTAATTAAAGAGAAGGAAAGCGGGGACGGATTGTGCGTATCCAGTTCATTCCCTTACAATTACGGGCAGTCGCTCCGATTCCAAAAAGAGTTGTGTGAGTGGCTGCGACAGAAAAAATCAGAGTATGAAAAAGAATTGGAGGCATTGTGAAGTGTCTGAGAAAATGACAAATGCTGACCGCATCAGGAAAGCGACAGACAAGGAACTGGCTGATATGCTGTGCGAAATAACAAGATGCTGCTCCGACTGTATAGCACAAGAAACGTGCTGCAAAGGGCATACAGGCTATGAAGATTGGCTTGCATCAAAAGAATGGAGTGATTTTTCATGAAACGAAGTACGGAAGAAAGAAGTTGTCCAGCTGAAATGGACAATAATTTTCAGACGCATTATAAACGGCTTGAGAAGACAAGACCGCCAATAGAAGCGTTGAGGAGGTTCAAGACTCCAGCGTATGAGGCTGTAACCAGGCAGCAAAGAGCATATTTAAAGGAAGAACCGGATGAGTGACTGCGTAGACATGGAATAGATATTAGAACTGGAATAGTGGAATAAAGTGTACTGAGGCAGATGATTGATAAGCGGTCATCTGCTTTTTCGTGAAAACGCTTGACTATCGGGAATCAATGTGATGTAGTATATATAGGTTAAGGAGTGTTTTAAAATGGAGGTACAAAAATGCGAAATGTGACAGTTTTAATTAAAGATGCTATGATGGATGATGATTATAAGTTAAAGGTTAATTTGCTTATCGCCGGACTCATGGGCGAAGAATTGGACGTGGATCAGGAAAAGGATGATAACAGGCGGCATATGCTGAAAGAGATATCGTACTATTGCGATAATGCGAATGAATCAGGAGAAAAGAGTGACTACTTAAAGAGGACTTCCGAAAGGATAAAAAGATATTTGGGTTGATTGACGAAGAAGAATGGTAGGTGTCTATTTTTAATGAAGAATAGGACAAAAAGAGCTTGCATTGACTGTGGTAAGGCTTTCTATGGCGATCTCGATAAATTGTACTGTGACGAATGTGCAAAAAAAAGAAAGTCTGACGTAATGAGAATCAGGACGTGCAAGATGTGTGGAGCCGAGTTTAGTGGTGGACCAAGGGCGTTTTACTGCCCGAACTGTAGGGTCATAAGGAAAAGGGATGCCGAAAAGAGACACAGAGAGAAAGGAACTGCAAGACCGATCGGGAGTGTCGCAAAATGTGAATGGTGTGGTGTGGAATATGTAGTAAATTCCGGTCGTCAAAAATATTGCTCAGATGAATGCCAACGTGAGGCGGTATTGGAATGGCAGAGAGATCATAAGCAGAGGTATAATATAGAATCAGGTCAATATGATAAAAAGATAGAGAAACGAAAGAATAGTCTTAAAATCTGTGTATACTGCGGAAAACAGTTTCATTCTGATGTTGCAACAAATCTTTGCAGTGATTATTGCAGGAGAAAGCAGAAACAAATTCACATGAGGGTTTCAGATGCAAAGCGTGGAGTAAAATCCAATATTGAGCAGTTGATGCAAGAAAGAAATGATTATAGGAAAAGTATAGCGGAGAATTAAAAAGCTCTGTCCAATGTGGCAATTTACTATTGCGTTCCAAAAGTCCGAAGGGTGGCGTTTTTAGGGCGTTTTTAGGGCAAGAAAATCTCCCGGAAGAGTTTCCGCAAAAAAGATGTCGGTACTTTTTCAGGAGGTCTAAAATCTGGATGCTGAAAAATGAGTCAATTTCAGCGTCCTTTTTTGATGCGATTTTGCTGTGTGAATAATACTATAATAATGAGCTGTAATATCGCTGTGCGTTTGTATGTGGCTGTATCCGGCACTATTTACAGACGTTTGATAATTTGGTTGTCTGCATAAGAAAACGCCTTAAACCGTCAAATACAAGCTTATAGATACAATTACCATACTACAAAAGTAATATAAATTCAATTCCATTTTTGCTTGATCCGTGATATTATACACTCGTGAAAGGAGGCTGCACCATGGATAAAAAGCAAATCTGCATCAAATTCGCTCGGGAAATCTGCGATATATTGGATATATCTGTACCTGCTATTAAGTTTGTATCTGCTGATCGGATGCGGACCAGCACACAAATAGCGGCATTAACACCAGATGCGGTACTAATCCGAAATGATATGACCATATCGCCTGAGCTGTTCTTTGCGATCGCTCACGAACTACGGCATTCTTATCAGATTGCTAACGGTGCAGACCTGAAAGAGTATCAAACAAGTGACATAATAGGCGATGAGAAGTACAATCTCCAACCGTTGGAAGTAGATGCAAATGCATTCGCCGCCCTGATTATGTACGACTTCTTTGGAGTCGTTCCACGTTTTCAAAATCTGCCGGAATCCGTCCGGGACGCAATAAGTAGCCGTATGGAACAGATACGAAAAGAATACGAGTAAACGCCAATACCGGAAAGTCGATGCTGGCTTTATTTTTACAGAATATTAACCTCTGCCCGGTGCGGAATATGCTGCAACAACTCCGCTGGGTCCGTGATCTGAATATCTGATAGCGGTATATTCTCGCCGTCCCTAACAAGTATGCAGGTTAGCTGAACCGCTCCGACCTGCTTGGCTGATCTCGTCAGTATGTGCTGCAAGTGGGATATACCGCCGGATCGAGACGTGACCGGGGCATCGTCCCAGTGTATACAGTCACACTTTTCGTTTTTGACTGACTGGCACAGGTTCAGCCATTCTTTTTCTGTGATTTTCATTTGCGTTTTCGTCCCCTCCCGTCCGTTTTTTGTACTGGAAAAAGCCGGAAATTATCCGGCTAATTCCTTTCTAATCTTTTCGGCTACTCTTTCTATGTCTTCGAGTAGTTGCACTACTTCGCTGGCAGAATCAAGATCGCTTTTCTGCCAGCTTTGCAGTTTGCCACGCCGGTAGTCAGCTGTCAACTGGACAAGCTGACACAACCGGCGAGACTCTGTTTCGGTCAATTTGAGATTTTTCATTTTTTCCTTTCTCGCCTGCCATCATCAGAGCCGGGAGACTATCCCACGGCTGACGGTCATTTCTGACCGTTTCGGCTTATGCTATTTCTTCTAAATCTGTCCAAGCGTTTAAAAGCTGTCTGAATTTGTTTTCTTCTTCAACTGTGAAAAACTGTTCATCTAAATGATAAATAGCTTTTTTCCCGTATTTAGTTTTTAAGTCCTGTAAGAAGTTGTAGAACTCCTCGAATCGATCCAGGTCATCAACATGCAAAATATAACGCTTTACATCATTTCGAGTGATATAGTTGTTTTCTGCTTGTACTGGGCTGGAAAATAATGCTTCAACGTTCAACTTGCTTTTTCTGTCGTCCTGTGTCTTTCTGTCGATAAAGTAAACAACCGCCCACTTCATAAATTTTGTATAATCTTTCATAATTTTTACCGTCCTTTCTATTCTGTGATCCTGTTGAATATGTCAATCGTCTTTTCTGCTTCTGTTCTTTCCCTCTCTTATCTATCGTAGTAAAAGCCCTCGATCGCTGTTCTTGTTGTTCCCTTTTCACAAATTGTCGCAAGGTGTCCGAAGTAGTCCAGGCATAAACCATACTTGCAAAAGTCAGAATTAAGCTTTTTCGATCTTCTGTCTGTTGATTCGGAAAGTTTCTTCGTGCTCAAACGGTTGCACGTTCTTTCATCATTTTCAAGGTGTGAAAGTCTTTCGAGATCTGCGTTTAGTCTGTAAAAACGATTCATAAGACTTTTACATGCGTCATATTCGATATTATATTTTTCTACTGCGTATCTAAGTTCTCTTTCTCTTTTCTCTGCAATTGTAAGTTTTCTCATTGTCTTTTTCCTTTCGCCCTGCTATAATGGGCTTACCTTTCTTATTATTTTTTTTGATTGGTGCCGGTTCGCTTGTGGTAGGTGTGCCGGCTTTTACTTTTTCACTCTTCCTCGTCCTCTACTTCATACTCTTTGTAGAGGGCAATCCATTCTGCGGGCGTCAACATATCCTCTCGGTCTTTCATCTTAAGCAGGTACGACAAGACGTACGCTGCTGAATATGGAATAATTGTTACTGTAGTTACTAAAAAAACAATGATTTTTTTCATTTTTATTTCCTCCTTATTAGTCTAAAATTTGTTTTTGTTATTTTATAGTTATATTATATAGTGATATCTTGGCATTGTCAACAACTATTTTATAATTTTATAGTTATATTTAGATATTGCGTTTTTGGGTTTTGTCTGCTATGATAAAGAAAAAAAGAGGTGACATCATGCAGACGAAAACTATAAAAATGATATGCGGTTATAGAGAAATTCCAGTTTCAGACCTTGCGGAAAAACTGAACAAATCAACATCTAATTTTTATCAGATGTTAAAGCGCGACAACTTCCGAGAATCGGAACTGGAAGAGATTGCTGACGCTCTAGGGTGCAATATCAAAATATCTTTTGTTGACAAATCCACCGGGAAAGAATTTTAATTTCCTCCGTTTTCTTTTTTCTGCGACTGCCTCAGGTTTTTCAATTAATCAGATCGCTTGCTTATGTCCTCATTGTATTGAGTGGTTCGGGGCGTCTGGTTGTTTGTCCTGTATGGCTGTTGCTGTATCTTGTTTACAGTTATTATAATACACGATAATAGACGATTTGTGAATTGACAAAATACACAAAAATAGACGATTAGAATAATACTTGACTTGTGCAATTAGTACACAAGAATAGATATTGACTGTATGGATAGAATCTATTATCATATATTATATAAATAGAATATAGAAAGAGGTTTTTTGCATGGCTAATTATGGGGAAAATGGGTATATAGATTTTTCCAGGCTCTGGGAAGTATTAGAAAAGAAAGAACTTAATAAACAATGGCTCAAAAATAACGGGTTACATTCTAATACAGTCGCCAAGCTAACAAAAAATGAGAATGTCACTTGTGAAGTGATATGCAATCTCTGCAAGCTGCTGAATTGTCAGCCGGCGGATATTATGGAGTACAAAAGAAAATAAAATACATGATAATAGACTATTGACATATACACGATAATAGACTATAATAATACTTGTAAGGAACACAGCTTACAAGTTACCAGTGGCAAGCTGGAGAAAGGAGAAAACATGGAAGAGATGACCAAGGAAGAAATGCAGAGATTTTTGAACAGAGAAGCTGAAAAAGGAACGACAGAATATGAAGCACTGAAAGCACTGGCGGATATTTTGGGGATAAAGTTTCCAGAATTGAAGAAATAAAAAAGAGCTGACGGAGCAGCTCAGACACACAAGAGAGAGCGGAACTTGCCACCGCTCTCAAGTAAATTAATTATAGCAGATTGGATAAAATAAATCAATTACAAGAAAGGAAAATAGATATGAAAAAATATGAATTTACCGGAACGAACGAGCTTACAAGAAAAGCTTTTGAAGTATACAGCGATAGTTCTTTTACATTCTGGAAAGATGGCGACAACTTTTATTATTCAGACAATCCGAACAGCGAAAAAGTAGAGCTTGGATCACTGGAAGATGTAAACGAATTTCTTGAACGGTTTGCAGAGTAGAGGAGGACGACAGGGTGAAGATAAAAGGAATTGGAACAGTAAGCAAAGAAAAAGCAATGGAGATTCTGACCAGAGAGGGAAGAGATGCGGTTGCTTCTGGAGATATAACACTTGAAGAATTGGGAGAAATGTATAAGCTTGAAAAGATTAAGAAAGCTTGTAGAATTGGCAACAACCCGGAGACGTTCAGAGCTTGCTATAGGTGGATTCCAGACGATATGAAAGAGGATTTAACACCGGATCAGCTCGGAAGATTAACAGATCAATTCTATGAGTGCTACGGAGCCGGAAAAAATGCGTAAACGAGTAAGAGCGAGGTGAAAACCCCGCTCTTTTCTCGCGTCAATATAAATATTATTGTTTCAATACTTGCCCGGCGGAATCGCTGCCGGAACCGCATCGGAAAGCGTCCATTCCGTGCGACAGCATTATAATATCATGGCTAATCTGATTAGTCAAGATATGTAGCCCTTTTGGGCTGTCTTTTTTGCACTTCCAGAGAGTGAAATATGCTTGGTATACCGGTTTGTAACCGGTTGGTATACCACTCGGTAACCCAGATAAGAATAGAATAGAGAAGAGAAGAAAAGAATATATATTATATCTTGTGCATTTCGCAAGCGGATGCACAACTTTTTTGATTGGGGTTGACACCTGCAAAATATTAGATTAATATATTAACCAAGCAAAGTGAATAGGCAGTATATAGCCAGATTATAATATATACAATTCTTGGTAGTCCTTAGAGACCGTGACCCGTATAGCAGATATACGTTACTGCATAATGGGGAGCGGTCTTTTTTATTATACTTTTACAGTTTGGAGGTGAACAAAAATGAAAGACAATACAGATATTACATCTGCTGGAATAGAGATATATAGACATGACATTAATTATTACGCTGATGAGTATATCAGAAATGAATTAGAGATAGATCATGTGGATCAGGAAAGTAAAAAGATCGTAAAAGATAGCTTTGTAGATATGCTTTTTTATATCTCAGATCGTATATCTAAGCCTGATAATGCTGATATAAAAGCATTAGATAATATATTTAGTGTGTATGTAAGACTATGCAGTAAATATTCAGTTAATCCAACATTGGAAGCATTTAGCTTTTTAGTGGATATTGACAGAACAACGTTTAATACTTGGCTTAATGGGAGATATCGGACAGCTGAACACTCCGACACGGTCAAAAAATGGTTGAATATTTGCAAAGGTTTTTTGGTCGACAATTTGGGAAATTCCAAGGGGACAGATGCGAACAAAATATTCATTGCAAAAGCTGCTTACGGAATGGCGGAGACAAAAGCAGTAGAGCATGAACAGATTACTGGAGCGAAAAAGAGTATTGAACAAATCGCTGCCGACATCGGAGCAGATCCCAAAGCACTTCCAGGTGATGCGGATACAGATGATCCGGTTGACTTATTTTAACAAGCGTGTAGCACATAATGCTAAACTAAAATTAAATAACAATATATTGTGTTTGTTCAAAATAGCATACAAAATATAGTGCATAATCTATACTGAAAATGGTTATTTATCGTATAGATACATATGTTCGGGTTGCTGATGCACCGCTTGCATTTTAGCATTGCTTGTTGCTGGAGATCCCCCGGCAGGGGTTGTAGTGGATGGTACACCCGGCACAGCCTCACCCCGAAAAATAACGACCAAAAACAAAAAGGCTCTTTTGGAGGATGGATATGTTAGTTAAAATCACGATAATATTAGTCGTCATCAGCATTGCACTTTTGATAATCTCAAGAATGTATCTCAGGACATTGGGAGTTGCGGACCAGTTAAGGATTGTCTTGAAAAACGAATACAAAAAGGGAGAGGAAATACTCTTTGCCCTGCTCGGATGTGCCTACATGGTTACGTTCGCGATGGTAGTTGTAACAATTATCAGTTTAATTATTAAGTGTCTGTAGGATACGTTTTGAAAGGATAACGAATGACAACAGTAAATATTCTTGGAACTGAATACAAGGTTTATCGGGAGCCGTTTAAGGACAAAGATGTTGATGGTTACTGTGATTATACGTCAAAAGAAATTAAAATCAGGGATGATAACGTCAATGAGGTTGGTGATTTCGATGGGTTGATGAGAAAGCGGTTGCGACACGAAATCATTCACGCTTTCCTCGCTGAAAGTGGTTTGCAAGCCAATTATGAGCATTACAGACAATTTGGACATGACGAAACTATTGTTGACTGGTTCGCTATTCAGTTCCCGAAGATGATTAAAGCGTTTGAGAGCGTGAATGCGATTTGATGAGGTGAATATGGATAATACGATTTATGGGGATGTTAAGTTCATCATTCCAACGTATGTAGTCGAAACAAAAAAAGGTGAGTATCACGTTAGTGGCACTATGTGTTCGATAGATACGGAACTGGGCATCATCTGTTTTTATGATAATGGATCTGTGCAAGCTATGTTTCGATTGGAGGATGTGAAAGCTTTTTGGAGGATTATCTGATGGGTAATAAAGAAATAATTGAAACAGTCAGCATGTTTTATAGCATTTATTTAGAGTTTTACAAGAAATGCGGAGATCGGAATACTGCAATTCAGCTGACATGTGCATTGTGCGGTGTGAAAGTTCCTGAATTAGAAACATTTTCGTTTTTGTTGGGGGATAGTGGACGCAAGAGGAATAAATGATGGGCGAGAAAGATAAGAGAAGATATGCGTATGGTGGCTTTCCACCAACAGGGAAACTTTATATCCAACAGGATTCATATTTAATCTGTGATGATATGGTCGAAGAATTGGCAACAATACCAACTTCAATGCTAAAACAGAAAATGAGAAACATAGACAACTTATTGGACACATCTTCGGTTTTCTATGGAACATTTGGAACATTTAATGTAAACACTTTGCCATGTTACACGATTGGTTCAAATAACTGGCGAAAATATCACGGTTTGCCAATGAGGAGAAAGAAGAAATGTGGGTAATATTTCTTCTGTCCGTGCTTGCATTTAGCATAATCGCAATCGCAGTTGCATGGATAGGAAATAAGGTTTATCTCAGCATGAAAAGAGATGAAGCAAGGATAAAGAAGGAAATTGAAAAGGAGAACAAGGAAGAATGAAAAAGGGCGTACTTATTGGAATTATTGCGGCAGTAGCAATTACAGGTGGAATTTTCACAGTCAGATCTTGCAAATTTATTGACACAGGAAAAGTTGGAATTGTATACAACTACAAAGACGGAGTTCAGAAAGAAACACTTTCTCCTGGACTGAATTTCGTATCCCCGTTTAAAAAAGTAAAACAGTTTTCCACAAGTAATGAGATTCTCGTAATGTCAAAGGATAAGCGTGAGGGTAGTAAGGGTGATGACTCTTTTAAGGTTGCCACATCTGATGACGCAAGTATCTCTGTGAGTTTTCAGATGTCATACAGATACAATCCGGATACCGTAGTTGATACATACAAAAGGTTTCGCGGAATGGATGGAGATGACATTGTAGAAAGTCGTGTAAAAACTGTCCTGAAATCAAAAATTTCCGAAGTGACAACTGATTATTCTATGATGGATATCTATTCCGGCAATAGATCGCAGCTTAACACTGAAATTACAGAATATCTGAACAAAGAATTTAGCAAGAGCTATGGAATTGAAGTCCTTGATGCGTCAATTATTGATGTGCACCCAGACAAGAAACTTAAGGCATCTATTGATAGCAGGGTAACTGCATTACAGGAAAAACAGCAGGCAGAGGCTGAACAGCAGAAAATCAAGGTTCAGAAAGAGACTGAAAAATTACAGGCGGAGGCTGATGCAGAAATTGAGATTACGAAAGCAAAGGCAGAGGCAGAGTCGAACAAAATTGTCAGTGAATCAATCACTGATGAGCTTATCAGAATGAAAGAAGCCGAAGCCAGAAACAAATTCGGATGGGTTACTGTTCAGGGAGCGGATACGGTAGTAACCAATAACAAATAGTCAGTAAAGACTTTAAAATCTCCAACTACTGCTTGAGGAACAAAAGAGCGGCGTGTAGGTTGGCGGTAAGACGATACGATACTTAAATAACCGCATAGTGCAACGCACAGCACGATAAATATTGCTGCTAACTGTCAGATGGCGGTTGCTGGTGGATATGCAAGTGGGTAAAGCGATCTAACTGTAAATTAGGTGTCCATGTGACTACGTGGGTTCAAATCCTACTCCACCAATTCCAGTGTGTGGCAACACTGGGACCTCCTTTTTATATGTATGAGTGACTGGGTTCTTTGCGGTACAGAGAGTAATTGAATGGCGATTCACCCAGTCAGTATGCCGTATTCCCATAATGGTATTGGAAATGCTTGCTAAGCATTCAGTCGGAAACGACTTGGAGGTTCGACTCCTCCATACGGCGTTGCAGATTAGTGGAACGGTTACCACGCAAGGCTCATAACCTTGAAAAGTCGGTTCAATTCCGACATCCGCCATTTCTGAGTTTTGCTGTTCTCAGAATGCTTTATGTCATGACATGACGCTCCTTATACTATCGCATTTTAAAAACAGCAATATGCTATCATAGCTCAATCGGATAGAGCGGTTGACTACGGATCAACAGGTTCCCGGTTCGACTCCGGGCGGTAGCTCTCTCCGGGGAGTGGAATTTCCTGGAGACCTTTTTCTTTCATAGTGATTTTCCAGTGTACTGTATAGTTTAAGCGGCAGAATGATTAGCGAATGGCTAATAGGTTTCGGTTCGATTCCGAATGCAGTAATTTTATCAGGTAATAGCTCAACGGTAGAGCAACGGACTTTGACTCCGTATGTTGGGGTTCGATTCCCCATTACCTTGTAGGTCGATAGTTTAATTGGCAAAACAGCGGTCTCCAAAACCGCAATTATAGGTTCGATCCCTATTCGGTCTGTTCAAACATGATTAACTCAGTGCAGATGGATTTTTCAATCCTGCTGAGATGCAATGATAGCGAGATAGGTTAATTCGGGATACTGGATTAACTGATTCTTTCCAGTGGAAGTGATTTCATTGGTGGAGACGGAAACCGTCAACAATGCTTTGCAGTGTATCATCATAGAGAAGTTAAATGCAGAATCCTTGTGGTCGGCGAATAATAGACGTCTGCTGTGCAGAAATAATCCAGTGATGTGAGTGGTGTGAGAGACTACGGACTAACTGGAAATTCTCAATAAGCTGATTTGCCTTGAATCTGAGAAATCGGAGTATAACACAAGAGGTTCGTTAAAGTAGCGGTATGGCAAGTTCTTGAATAAGCAATTTCGATATGGGCAATGCAAAAAGGTGCAAAATAGGCGAAAAAACAATCTGAAAGAACCGTGAAATTTATGGGTATCAATCCCATGTGTGCTTTGACAGCGGTAAGAAGCCAAGGGTCGCTCCCGGACGCTCAGACTTATCGTCACACTGGCAGAATATGGCTTCTACCTTGATGAATAAGGGGAAACCCTAATCATGTTTGAAGATGTGAAAGCCGGATTTTTAGCTGCGGAGTTATCCGGAAAAGTGGATTTTTACTAATTCGTTATGCAACAATAGAACCGTAGCAGCGACAGGTGATTACTGGTCTGTCGGCTAATGGCATGTAGCTCAACGGTAGAGCATTCGGCTGTTAACCGAAGTGTCGCGGGTTCGATTCCTGCCATGCCAGTTTAGAAAAAAGGAGGATGAACGATGACATTTAAAGAAGCATTTGAAGCAATGAAACATGGGGCAAAGGTAAAACTTCCTGGTTGGAACGGTTACTGGCGTTGGGACGATGAAAAACAGACGATTATGATTCATTGTAGACCTAAAGATTCTGATGCAGGGCAGGGAGAAGTTCTTGATATCCGTGAAACACAGAGAGTAGAATATACTTTCATGCACACACAGAGAGACGATTGGACGATTGCTGATGAAGAGAATTGCGGTGTTCTTGGCGGTCAGTCAACATTTGGATTTGGAGATGCTATCCGTTATCTGAAAAGAGGACTTAAAGTGGCTCGTAAAGGTTGGAATGGTAAAGGAATGTATTTATTCCTGTGTTTTCCGGCATCTATAGAACCAAAAGCCGAGAATGTAGAAATATATTCAGCTAGACAGAGTATAGCAATTCGGACAGCGGACAGTTCAATTGTTGTTGGCTGGAATGCTTCTCAGACAGATATGCTTGCAGAAGATTGGGTGTTTGCAGAGTAGGAGGTAGATGTAGCATGAAGAAATTATTTATTAGTCAGCCAATGAGAGACAAAACAGACGAGGAAATTCTTGTGGTTAGGGAAAAAGCGATCAAAAGTGCAGAAAAGCATCTTGGAGAACCAGTAGAAGTTATTGATTCATTCTTTCAATCTGCACCAGTAGGTGCGAAGCCATTATGGTTTTTGGGAAAATCTCTTGAACTCTTATCTGATGCGGACGTTGCGTATTTCGCAAAAGATTGGGAGAAATACAGAGGGTGTAAGATTGAGAATGCTTGCGCTGTTGAGTATGGGATTCCAGTAATTGAAGATTATACAGTGGAGTAGGAGAAAAGCTATGAAAGACTATATTGAAGTGAGCGAAAAAACATGTTGCGAAGTACATAATTGCATATGTGTAAAAGAAGTTGATGGAAAAACTTATTGCCGTGGTTGTGGAGACGTACAGCCAAAACAGGAGGACTAATTATGATTATCACAGGAATGAATCACTTTCAGAGTGTATGTAAAAAGAAACTTGTTGAATGGTATCAGAAGAACAGATCAGATATTCCGATTGATTTAAGTAATGTATTCATCGTTTGGTCATGCAAGACATTACAGAATTACAAGTGCCTTGCTTCGACCGATATCAGTGGTGACGGAATCTATGCTGAGTACACATACAACGGGGATAAACAGGAGCTGTATGAAGATGTGTACGGAAAGATTACAAACACCTGTCATACAGAGGAATAACATGATCGTTAATGGTTGGTATTACTGTCCGGCTGGTCATAAGACTGGACAGCGGATAGAGAAAAATTCCAATATTGAAAATACGCCGATTTGGTGTAAACACTGTAAGAAAGCGTATTATCCAGTGATTAAGAATGGGAAGATGCGAAATGATGGTAGATGAAACTATAGATGATCCCACTTCCACTGTAATGTTTGAACCAATCTGTGCTCATTGCGGATATGTATTCAAGAAAATTGAATATAACGCAAACGAACCTTATTATGGATGGAAACTTAGCGAAAGTGGATTTACACCACCGTATTGTCCGGGATGCGGAAAGAAAATAGTATCATTAACAAGCCCTATGCCGGATGAATGCGGAAATGTAAAATATGAAGAAAAATGAATGATTTAGTGCCAGAGCCTAAGAGCCAGAGCTGATATTTGTGAGAAATCGCAGATATTGGCTCTTTTTTGATTTAGGGAGAAACATGGAGTTTAGAGAGTATAAGAGATTAGCAAACGCATTGAAAATGCAGGATACAAATAAATATAGTACATGGGATAATATTATGCAGTTGTGCCTGAATATGTATGAGGATAATCATGACTATCTGCAATACTGCCTGAAACTCTCAAAGGCGGTTAAGTTATCGGCTCAGAGATTACTGATAAAGAATCAGGATGTGCGGTTTGAAACCTTGTACTGGCAAGCTTTAAAGTTTGAGGCACCTCATTTGTTTGACAGCTATCTACTTTATCTTGAGCGAAAACGATTAGAACAGGATCGCTTCTACTCCCCGAAAAGGAAACAACTGAATAAGCATGGATTGATTCAGGCAATGCAGGATCTTGAGGATGACAAACTTGACATCCTTTCAATTTCCATGCCACCGGGAACGCAGAAGTGTCAACCTTTATATTCAAAGATATTGACGCCAAATGGATTTATACAAATGGGGGACGTCAAAGTAGGTACAAAGGTAATTTCTGGAACAGGAAAAGTAGCAACCGTACTTAGTATCTCACCAAGAAAGAAGCGAAAGATGTATGAGGTGACCTTCGATGATGGTTCCAAGACGAGATGTTCGGATAATCACTTATGGACGGTACAAACAAGAGATGATCGCAGACGAAAGAATAAAGATGGTAGCGAAAAATACAGGACAGTAGAGCTGTCTGAAATGCTTAAAAATTACAAGTTGGAGAATGGAAAGAGAAAAAATTATTCAATAGATTATGTTCCTAAGATCGATTGTTTTGAGAAAAAAGAATTTTCCCTGCACCCGTATGTTGTCGGTGCACTTATCGGAGATGGCGGATTAACTGGTGGTAGTGTTTTGCTAAGCTCTGTAGACAAAGAATTGTTGGATAGATTTGACAGTTTTTTACCTGATGGATATAGCTTGAAATATAAAGAGAGATGTACATATTTTGTTAGTGGACATGAAGGCGATAATGCAAAAGTTGGAAGCTTAGTCAGAAAAGAACTTGATAGGCTCGGATTATTCGGAAAGAAGAGTATAGATAAATTCATACCGAAAGATTATCTATATGGAAGTTATGAGCAGAGATTGTGGCTTTTGAGAGGTCTTATGGATACAGACGGATCTGCTTCAAAATCTTATTGTACATACGCTACAATTTCAGAACATCTTGCAAATGATGTATGCGAACTTGTTCATTCTCTTGGAGGTTATGCAAGTAAAAACAAACGTAAAGCCGGATATAAGAAAAATGGTAAGTATAAACAATGCAATGATTATTTTGAGATTATCATACAATTTACCTCTGGCATGGATAGTATATTTTCTCTGACAAGAAAAGCTGAAAAGTATACTCCAAAAAGAAAAGTTATGAAGAGATTCATATCAGAGATAGAATACATCGGTGAAGAAGAGTGCCAATGCATTTACATTGATGATGAAAGTCATTTATATATTACAGATGATTATATCATTACGCATAACACCACTCTTGAAAAGTTTTTCTGTTCATGGATAATCGGAAGACACCCGGATGATTTCAGTTTGTTTTTCTCACACAGTGGAGATATTACCAGAATGTTCTATGACGGGGTTATGGATATTACAACGAACTCAGATGAATATTGCTGGCAAGAGATTTTCCCAGACGTGAAATTTCATAGCACAAATGCCAAGAGAGAAACCATAAATTTCAATAAATACAAACCGTTCTCAAATATCCAGTGTACATCTGTTGGAAGTAAGAATGCCGGTAAAGTCCGTGCAAATAGATATCTGTATTGTGATGATTTGATTGGTGGTATCGAAGAAGCATTGAATAAAAATATTCTGGACAAGCTTTGGAGAATCTACGGTACTGACGCCAAACAGAGAAAAATGGATGGCTGCAAAGAAATCCATATTGCTACGAGATGGTCCGTGCATGATGTCATTGGGCGACTAATTGATATTTACGATGGAAATGACAGGGCAAGATTTATTGCCATACCGGACATAGACCCTATTACCGGGGAGTCAAATTTCGATTACAAGTACAATGGTTTCAGCGTTGAGTTTTTCCATGACCAGGAACTCACAATGGATGAGATCACCTACAAGTGTCTGTATAAGAATGAACCTATCGAACGTGAAGGACTCCTGTATACAGATGAAGAATTGCGGAGATTCATTACGTTGCCGGTTACTGAGCCTGACGCTGTATGGGGCATCTGCGATACGAAAAATAAAGGTACTGACTATTTGTTTTTGCCCTGTATGTTGCAGTACGGAAACGACTTTTATCTTACAGATTGTGTTTGTGATGATAATTCCAATTACGGAATCCAGTATGAGCGGACATCGGATTTGATAGTTAATACTAAAATGCAACAGTGTCAGTTCGAGTCAAACAATGGTGGGGACCGTGTAGCACTTGAAGTAAGTAAGCTTGTTGAGCAAAAAGGCGGTGCCTGCAACATAACCACAAAGTACACGGAATCTAATAAGGAAACAAAGATTATTGTCAATGCAGATTGGGTAAAGAAGCACGTCCTCTTTAGGGATCGTGAACATTATAAACCGAAAGATGATTACGGAAGAATGATGGGATTTCTGTTGAGTTATTCAGTGCGTGGGAAGAATCCACACGATGATGTGCCGGACGGATTGGCGAGTTTTGCATTATTTGTTACAACTGGTTTCGTCAGGGCGGCACAAATTATACAAAGTCCAATTTAAGGAGGATACAGAGAATGGAAATTACGAGAAGAGATATCGCAAATTATAAGTTACTTGGAATCCTTCTTGAAAAGGATAAGAAAAAGCTTGAACGGTACATAGAAAAGCGTCCATCTTATTATTCAGGAAAGGTTTATGGGTCAAATCCGCAGTTCCCGTATGAAGCAAGAGGATTTACTATTACTGGGTGTACGGAGTATGAGCAGCAGCAGATGAAGAAATGGGAAGAAGATTGCCGAATAATTGAAGAGCAGATCCAATCAGACATTCGGTATCTGAATGAGCTGGAACTTGCGATTGACAATGTGATAGCAAATTGCAAAGACATCGAGGACAAGGCGATTCTTGAGTACACAAAGGACGGGTTGTGTCAACAGGAGATTGCAGAAATAATGTGTATGGAGCGTTCTACTGTGTCAAAGAGGTTGTCAAAATATGTTTCCCGATAAGGTTTCACACAATTCACAATTAAGAGTGCTATACTTATAATCGAAGAAATTGTAATTCGTTCATTAGAGAAAGTCTTGCGTGATAATGTCGCGTGAGGCTTTTTCTTTTTGCGTAAAGGTAGGTGGGATTCGGTGTCTGAGGACAATAAAGTATTTACATACCCGGAATTTACCGGCAGACGTCGGATTTATACGGATGTGGAAAAGATTACAAAAGAAAATATCTTTCAGGTGCTGGAAGAAGCGATGCTTGTCCACATGGAAAATGCAAACAATATGGTTACCTTGATGCGGTACGAAAAAGGTATTCAGCCACTTGTGAGAAAGAAAACGATCCGCAAGGACGTTGATATTAGAGTGCAAGATAATCTCGCAAACCAAATTACCGAGTTTAAGCTCGGATATGTTTGGGGGCAGCCAATCACCTATGTGCAACGTGGAAATAAGGATTTGAGCAAATCTACAGATAAACAGAATGATTCACAGGATGATGCGATTTCCATGTTGAATGAGCTGAATGATTCAGAATATGCTTTTTCAAAAGATCAGGAGCTTGGCAGATTTGTTGAAATTAACGGAATTGGTTATCAGTTCGTTGATATCAAAAAGGTTTATGATGGTTTAGCTCCATTTGATCTTGCAACGCTAAATCCCTTGTTTACGTTCTGCATCTACAGAAATTCAGCGTTACAAGAAAAGATTGCTGGTGTTACTTTCCGCAGGACGAAGGACGGAACGGTGTACTATACAGTGTTCACGCCGGATACTCGCTATGAGATTAAAGATATGCGAGAAATTATAAATGGAAATAAGCCTGAAAATCCGTGGTCATTTATGGGAAGAAACGGAGAGACAAATCCGTTCGGCAAGATCCCGATTGTGGAGTTTAACCGGGCAACGGACAGAATGGGATGCTTTGAACGGCAGATTTCTGATATGAATGCACTGAACGTAGAGGTGTCTGATTTTGCCAACAGCGTAGCACAGACGACTCAGGAAATATTTTTTGGTACAGGATTCGACTTGCCGAAAGATAGTGATGGTAAAACTCAGTCTCCTATTGGAGGGCAATGGATTATCGCACAGCAGAATGGAAATGGTGGAACGCCAATGTTAAAGGCTGTTTCAAGCACATTTGATTATCAGGGCGTGCAAGAAAATATCGTAAGCAAGCGTAACATGATTTTACAAAAGGCTTACGTTCCAATTCAGACAGATCCCGGTGGCGGCTCTACTGGATCTGCAATGAATATGTCTTCCGGGTGGAGTGCTGCTGAAAACAGTGCTTGCAAGGAAGAACAGGTTTTACGCCGAGGAAAAGCGGAGATTGTAGAACTTGAACTGATTGCAATTCAAAAAACAAACGATATACCATATGACAGTCCGTTGCGGAATTTGAAATTTTCTGATGTGAAACCGAAGTTTATCAGAAATAAGACATATGATCTTGCCACAAAGGTTAATTCAATGGTTGCAATGATTAATGCCGGAGTGCATGGACGTGTCGCTATGGAGCAGGTTGATTTATTCCCAGATGTGGCACAGGCGTGGGCTGACAGTCGAAAAACGATTGAACAGTATCAGGAATCGCTTATAAAGAAAGATACTCAGCAGCAACCACAGAAAAGGGAGATGGCTGACCTGTCCGATCAAACGGGCAATTCACCGATTTTAGACGGAATGAGTACCAATGATGGCGGTGGTGACGATGTTCAAGAATCTTAGATTTGATGAATTAAACGCTCTTGTCCAAAATAAACGAAGTATGCCTTTTGAACAGTATTTCGGAGAAATGAATCTTACGGAAGATGACAAGGCCGAAAGAATCAAGATTGCACAAGAGCTTGAAGATAATTTCATTGTAACTATGACCTTATTATTTACAATGACTCAGGCAGGGAAAATCCATTACGAGATTGTTCGTAAGCAAATTGAAGATTCTTATTTGGAAACTTTACGGAAATATACGGACGTTGACAAATATCTTTCTACCTATATCAAAGGTTTTTCCTATGATGTTATTGATAGCACTAGGAAACACAAGGATCAGCCTTATTACTACTCATTAGACAGGGCAAAATATATGGCTGAAAATGAAGTCAATACAGCTACCAATCATACAAGATATATGGAGGCCGTTAATTCCGGGCGAACCATGAAACGATGGGAGTCGATTATGGATGAGGTGACAAGGGGGGATCATCGAGATATTAATGGCAAATATATCCCGATAGGACAGGCTTTTCATGTTGGGGATTCATGGATGTTATTCCCAAAAGACATGTCGATGAATCCTAGTCTGAATCAAGTGGTAAATTGCAGATGCACAGTTATTTATTTTTAGAAATTACAGTCACAAAAATGTGGCTGTTTTTTATATGGCACAGAGAAGTGCCTTAACAAACGCGAAAGTCAGAGAAGACTATAATCGCGAAATGTAACTGATGAGAGAGAACTCTAAACGCGAAAGAAAGGAACATGATAATTATGGAAGACAACAAAAACCTTGAAGGACAGGGGCAGCAGAATCAGGAGCCAAATGCTACTACAGATGAAAAAGAGCCTACCGTAGAAGAGCTGATGGCACAGCTTGCTCGGGAAAGAGCCAATAGTGCGAAATTACAGAATGACTACAACAAGGCATCCTCGGAGGCTGCCAACTACAGAAAGCAGTTAAAAGCTAAACAGACGGCAGAAGAGCAGGAAGAAGAGGCAAAGCGAGAAGCAGAAGAGGAACATAAGAAGTACGTCAAAGGTCTGGAAGATACCATCAAAATGACAAATGCTACAAATCGCTATCTTGCACTTGGAATGTCAGGAGACATGGCTAAGGATACTGCACAGGCAGAGCTTGACGGTGATATGGTTAAAGTTACTGAGAACATGAGTAAATTCAAGGATGCTTCAATTAAAGAGGCTGAGACAGAATGGCTCAAGAGTAGACCGCCAGTAAATGCCGGACAGGGTGAAGATGAAGAGACTGATTTATTCCTGAAAGGATTCAACGGTTAATCTTCCTATATATACCGGGCACATAAAGATGTGTTCGCTGATTTCAAAAAGTTAGAAAAGGAGAATAGAAATGGCTGTTAATTACGCTGAGAAGTATTCACAGATTGTGGATGAAAGATTCAAAATTGGTGCACTTACATCTGCGCTTGTAAACTACGCATATGACTGGGTTGGAGTTTCCACAGTAAAGGTATTTTCTGTACCGACTGCAACAATGGGAGATTACAAAACAGAGGGTGCTAACAGATACGGAACACCGGCAGAGCTCGAGAATGAAGTTCAGGAGATGGTTCTTTCCAAAGACAGAGCCTTCACATTCACAATCGACAAGAAGAGTGAAGATGACACAATGGGAACAATGGCTGCGGCTGCTGCGCTGAGACGTCAGATTGACGAGGTTATTATTCCTGAGATTGATACATACCGTATCGCAAAACTGGTTGCAGGAGCAGACGTATCACACGTTGTTAAAGACGTTGCTGTGACAAAAGCTAACGCATATGAGAAGTTCCTTGCTGTGCAGGAGATTCTTGACAATGCTAAAGTGCCGACAGGCGGAAGAGTTTGTATCGTAACTCCGGGTTACTACAATATGCTGAAACTTGACGAAGCATTTACAAAGAAAGGCGATATGGCTACAAAACTTGCTATCACGGGACTTGTAGGTGAAGTTGATGGAGTTCTTATTATCAAAGCTCCTGCATCTTACTTCCCTGAGAAAACAAACTTTGTAATCACTAACCCAGTGGTTATGCCATCACCAATTAAACTTGCTGAGTACAAGATTCATGAGGATGCACCGGGAATTTCTGGTAGCCTCGTAGAAGGACGTGTTCGCTACGATGCTTTTGTTCTGAATCAGAAGAAAGATGCTATCGGTGTTTGCCAGAACCCAGCAGACTAAGGAGTAAGAGATAATGATTATCACATTTGAAAAAAATGGAGTTAAGATGAGCGTGGGGTCTGAAATTCAGGCCTCCGCATTTGCGTTAAGTGGATGGAAACGGGTGGTTCAGAAAGCCACTGATTCCGAGACAAAAAGAAGTGGAACGGCAGATGAGAAACAGAGGGCAGGACGACCACCAAAGAAATAGGTGATTGCATGGACAGCTTAGTATATGAAATAAGTGAAGAATTGATCGAGGAATTGTGCATATCGGAAAGTGCTGATTTGTTGGCTCTTAATTCCAAGATCAAAAATGCCTATCGAGAGGTAAAGAGGATAAGAAGTTATCCCGATGAATATAGCGATGAGATGATAGAAAAGGATATGGAGCGGTATTACTCCAATATTCGCAATCTTGCACTGTACGACTATAATCAGATTGGTGCTGAGGGGGAAAGTTCTCATAATGATAACACTGGAACTAGGACATGGGTTCAGCGAAGCACGTACCTTGAAGGAGTTGTTGCTATATGCACAGTGGTTTGAGAAAGGTATAGGTGATCCGATTATCTCCCGGCAACAGGGTTAAGTTGCAGAAGATTGTGCGTGACCAATACGGTGACTGCCGGAAAGGTCGCAGGGACATATACGCATTTTAGGTGGAGGGTAGCGTATTGAGAAACTTGAAAAGAAATACACAGAAATTATGGTATGCAAATTACGTCAAAGACGTACATATTTTGGATGAAAATGGTGACGATACAGGAGATTGCGACAGTGGTTACAGTTCTCCTGTATCTTTTTATGCTTCATTGTCAGCAAGCCGTGGAACTGCGTATGCAGATGTGTTTGGAACGAACCTTGACTATACAAGAACGTTGTCCACAGTAGAAAATCTTCCGATTACAGAGGAGTCTCTTATTTGGAAAAACAAACCGACTGTGAATGCGGATGGCACTATTGACGATAAAACGGCGGACTACACTGTTGCTGGCATTGCAGACGGCTTGAGTGGTGTCGTCGTCGCACTGAAAGTGAGGAAAAAGAATGCCTAAGTACACAGTGGGACTGTCAGCGAAAGATTTCAGAGAGCTTGGTCGAAAAGTTCGGCTATACAACAACCGGATACAGGAGAAATGTGAAGAGTTCGCTTACAGGCTTGCGGAAGAAGGCATAGCGATTGCTCGTATAAAAATATCAGGTAAGGATGCTATTTACACGGGAGAGCTTTTAAACAGCCTGAAACTTGAGCAGGGAGATATCATCTACAATGGTGCTACATATGTTATTTATACTGATTGCCCGTGGGCTGCATATGTTGAGTTTGGAACAGGAGTGATGGGAGAGAAAACACCTCACCCTAACAAGTCCATTGCAGGATGGAAGTATGACGTGAATAATCATGGCGAAGCCGGCTGGTACTACTTTAAAGACGGAGAATGGCACTGGACAAACGGTATGATTTCCCGTCCATTCATGTATGAGACTGGACAGCAGTTAAGGAATATGGGTGTGATAAGCAGTATTGCAAAGGAGGTGTTTGGAAGTGATTGACGCATCTAATAGGGTTCTGACCAACATAAAAACATATGTGGCAGAAACCTGTAAAAATGTATCCAATTATTCCAGCAAGTCACCACCATCATTTCCGGCAGTATCAGTCGTGCAAATTGACAACACGGATGCTTGCATGGATCTTGATAATTCAGAGAATGCTGTAAAATCGGTGATGGAAATTCAGTGCTATTCCAATAAGAACATTACCGAATCAAAAAATATCATAAATCAATGTTGCGATGCTATGAGAAAAATGGGGTATGCTCGGTCATACGGTCCAAAACCCGTTGAAAATGCATCAGACACAAACATTTATCGTACTGTGGCGAGATTTAACAGACTTGTTGCATCGGTGGATGAAATAAAGAAATTTGAAACTAAGGGAGCGTAAAACTCCCTATTTTAATGTGTATTTTACCGGATGTCGCTAGGAGACATTCGCTGACCGCAATAGTTAGCGGTAGAAAGGAAGAAGAAATGGCAAACGCAGAAGTAAAAGCATTGAGTACGATTAATACAGTCCTGAAATGTGGTGACACTGGTGCAACGGTTGCAAAGCTGTGTCCTATTAAGAACTACCCTGATCTTGGTGGAGATCCTGAGAAAATTACAGTAACCGATTTGGACGATGAGGATGAAGCGTCTATTCCAGGAGTTCGCAGTGCAGACGATATGCAGTTCACAGCGAACTACACGAAAGAAACACATAAGGCAGTTCTCGCAAAAGCTGGTAAGAAGCAGGTGTTTGAGCTGGATTTCGGTGCTGATGGTAAAGATGGTCAGTTCTCTTGGACAGGAGTTCTGAGCGTAAAGGTCAACAGCGGTGATGTAAACGCTGCACGTGAAATGACCATTACGATTGTAAGAGACTCTGCGATCGAATCAGAAGCGGCAGCCACAGCATTCGCATCTTAATATGCTGATACTGTTTAACATTGGAATTTGCTAGAGCCGCCTGGTGGCGGCTCTTATTTTTTATCCAGTGTGTCGTAAAGCCCCCTGCTTTAGCTATGGGGATATAAGACTGAATAAAGGACTGCAAATGCAGTCAGCATAGTAAACGTAAAACAATAGAACATATGAACTGCACCGCAGGGCATACGGGAACAGTATAATCTAGCTTGTGGACACTGTGTAAGACATTGAGATACCGAATGGTATCAGCCAATGCAGTAGTGGTTGAAGCAAGAATTCCCATGCTTTATCTGTGGGGAGTGTCAATAGGAGAGTTAAAAATGGTAAAGGTAACGATCAACAGAAAAGAATACAGAGTAAAAGAAATGCAGTTTGGAGAATACGCAAAGATGGAAGAACAGGGATTCTCAATCATTGATGCGTTCCGTAAGAAACAGCTCTTACTTATCGCAATGGGATTTACTTGTGTGGCGGCAGACTGCGATCGTGAGGAAGCTGAGAGGTTGATTACTCAGCACGTACTTGGCGGTGGAAATGTTGTTGATATCACAAACGCTTTTGCGGAGGCAGTGTCAGAATCCGATTTTTTCCAAAAGATGCTCGGAGCGACTCAGGCAGAAACTCCGAAAGCTCGGAAGACCGAAGAGGACAGCAAGGATCAGAAGCGGGAAGATTAATTAAGACGGAAAGCTATACGCAGTTCATTTATGAGTATTGGCTGCCAATAGCAGCTAGATGTGGAATTGGTTACTCGGAATTTTGGAATATGACTCCGAGAGCGTTGAACATCTACAAGGAACAGCAGGAAGATCGTGAGCGTGAAGTGGCTGTAATGCAGGATATATCTGCATGGATGAATGGACTCTATGTACTGAAAGCGATTGGATGTGTCTTGTCTAAAAAAGCATCATATCCTGAAAAGCATATGATTGTTGGAAATGAACATTCGGAGGAGCTGACAGAGGACGAACTGGAAGAGATCATTGACCAAAATACGCAAATAGCAGCAGCTAATTTCGCAGCATGGGCGAATAGGGCAAACAATACGGACTCGAGGTGAGAGCAGTGGAAAATGAAATTGACAGACTTGAAATAGTCGTTGAGGCAGAGGCAAGTCGTGCCAATCGGGCATTAGGTGCCTTAGATAAAAAACTTGAAAAAGTAGCAAATTCACTTGAAAAGGTCATGATTATGGCCCAGGGTGGATTTTCATTCAAAAACGTTGATGTTGATAAACTGCTTTCCGGTGATGCCATGAAAGCGTCCGCCAAAAAACTTGGCAGGGATTTAGCAAATGATCTCATAAGGAATTTCAATCTAAATCTTGCGGGTGCAGACGTTCAGAATCAGGTAAAATCCCTTACGAAAAAAATTGCCAAGGGACTTGCGGCAAATTCCGGCAATCCTTACAAAGGCTTTACGGAAGATATTGAGAAGTTGGGAAATCTTACTGCGAAGAACGGTTCTATTGCAAAAGAGACGGCTGACGAATATAGAAGACTCTATGAGTGGATTAATAAGTCAGGAAAGATTAAGTTGAACCCTGAAACTGTGAAATCCATTGGAGATAGCTATAAGGAACGTTCTCCGATATTAAAAAAGAAAATGTCAACAGGTAGCGGAACGCCTATGGATGAGTATTACTCAGCACTGCAAAGCCAATTTCCGAGTATCTTGAAAGAAAGTGGAAGTGTTGAGGATCAGTTTGCTCAGCTCGACAATGCCATGAAGCATTTTTATGACACTTCCAAAGGTTATGAAAGACCAAAGGGATTTGAAGATTCTGCTTATGACAGTGTAATTGAGGGCGTAAATAATCTCGCAACCGGCATTAAAGCTGCAAAAGAAGAGTCCAGCCAGCTTTCAAAATCTGTTAAGGGAGTTGAAGATACTGGAAAATCTCTTGCTGAGTTATTCGGTGCTCAGATGGATTTGTCTGGACTTGAGAGGGCGAATGAGATTGCGAATAGTCTCAAACGCAGCACTGGAAGAACTGCCGAACAGAAAGCTACTAGAAGCGACTTGAAGTACCCAGCAGCATCGCTTGATGACCTCAATAAGAAATTCAAGGATTCTATGGTAACAACGGATTTTTCATCCATGGGAGCGGTTGAACTTCAGGGCGAAATTTCAAAATATGAACGTGCGTACACCCGTGCCAAGCAAGCAGTAAACGATATGGTTGACTTGGAGGGTACAGACACGTTAGGTGGAAAAGACTGGTACAAAAAAGTTATGCAAATGAACCAGTATGAAAATGCCATCTATGCAGCAACTGAGGCTCTTGGAAAGTTAAATGCTGAAAGTAAAAAAGATTTTACTATTACACGTGAAAAATCAACACCGGCTACTGCATCGACCGAGCAAAAAGGACATCCCGTTTCTGCAGAATCTATGGGATATAACCCAGAGGCAGTGAAAGCGGTCTTCGGTGAAGAAGCTGCACAGTATAGAAGTTTCAGCGATGCAGTTAAAGGACTTGGAGTTAATGCATCGGAAGCAAGTAGAACACTGAATGACTTAGGCTCTTCAATGAATACCCGCACAGCAAATACATTCAATGAGCAAATAAAGCGATTAAAGGAAACCCTTGGCGAATTAGCGTCTAAGGGATTTACAGAATACGACCCGGAATATGATGCTGTTGCAAGAGAGTTAGCAGAAGTTGCAGCCGCAAAGAAGCAGTATGATAAAGAAATGCGTGATGTTGCGAAATCTGAGTTATCTATTGACACGAAGACTGCACAAGAGGGAATTAATACACTTGAGTACAAAATAAAACAGTTGAAGCAAAATCTTTCAGACCTTGGAACTCAAGGATATGGACAGGGAGATTCAGAGTACGATAGAGTCGCTCTTGAACTGGAAAGGGTTACAGCCGCAAAGAAGCAGTATGATAGGCAGATGCGGACGCGTGTAAAGGCTGAAATGGGAGCTGAAGAAGCTAAACGTGCTGCTGCTGCGATGAGCCGAGCCACGAAAATTGCAAACGGGTTCAAAAGAGCTGTCGGTAATATTAAGGGTGCCGGAAAATGGATTAATTCCGTGAAAAAATCTTTCGACAAGATGGCGAAGACGATTGCAAATGCAAAGACGGTTGCGAGTAAGGCTATACATCCGATAAAAACACTAAAAGAATTAATGGGGTCAACGAATACCAAGCAATCACGGCGAGGAATGTCGATTGGAAGAATGATTGGTTCATCCATCATGTTTTCAACCATTTTTGGATTAATAAGCAAGATAAAACAGGCAATCAAAGAAGGGTCAGATAACTTAACTCAGTATAGTTCCGAGTATAACAAGAGTATTTCTGGCATGGTTAGCTCACTTCTTTACATGAAGAATGCATGGGCTGTCGCTTTTGCCCCGATTATTAATGTGGTAGGTCCATATATATCTACATTCATTGACATGATTGCAAGTGCTTTGAATGCAGTTGGCCAGTTTATGGCAGCACTCACAGGGAAAGGCTATGTCGTACAAGCCAAAAAGGCGTGGAAAGACTATGCATCTGGATTGGATGCAACCAAGAAATCAGCTAACAGTGCTGAAAAAGCTCTTAAGGATTTACAGAACTATACATTGGGAATTGATGAGCTGAACGTTGTCCAGCCGAATGATAATAGTGGTTCGTCCGGAAGTAGCGGTTCAGGCGGCAGTTCGAGCGGACCATCTCCGTCTGAAATGTTTGAAACGATTGAAGTTTCCAGTTCGATGAATAAATTGGCTGATATGTTTAAGGATGCTATAGCAAAGTCTGACTTCACTGAAATCGGAGCGATCATTGGGGATAAACTAAGTTCCGCCTTGGAGGGTATCCCGTGGGAATCTGTTTATCATAAGGCCGATAATTTTGGAAAAGACTTGGCGACATTCCTTAACGGATTGATTTCACCGAGGCTTTTTTATGATTTGGGAGGAACCGTTGCTAATTCTATAAATACAGCTTTTCATGCCGCCAATGCATTCAATATAAATTTTGACTGGTCTAATTTGGGTGCATCTTTGGCAAGTAGCATAACTGGTTTTTTTGAAAATTGGGATGCGGGACTTACGGCAGAGACTTTCAGTAATTTTGTAAAAGGCATACTTGAGTCAATGACAAGCTTTATCAACACATTAGATGATGATGAGACCTTTGAAACTATAGGGCAAAAGCTTGTGGATTTCATTTGTGGAATTGACTGGAGCGGTCTTGCATGGGATCTTGCTCAATTTTTTCTGGCATTATCCGATGCGTTGCTCGATTTCCCAAATGATTTTGCGAGAGGATTTGGACAAGAACTTATTAAAAAGTTATTTGGAGCAGAAATTGAACTTCCTGAAATTTCGTTCCCTCCCGGATCAGCTATTTCGATTGCAACAACGTTTAAGAACATTAGGGAAGAAGCAACAGATACGGCGATAGAAGTTGGAGCTAGATTTCAGAGTGGATGGGGAGTGGTTCAGCAGGCGTGGTCTGATGGAGATGGATTCTTTCCCGGAATTTGGCAGGGAATTCAATATGTTTTTGAGCCAGTAACTAATTGGTTTTCTAAGAAATTCTCTGATGCAAAAACACTTGCAGAAGCTCCATTTAAATTTATTGGAACATGGTTTTCCGATCGGATATCTGATATTCGCAACAGTGTAAAACCTATAACAAAGTGGTTTAGTGAAACATTCCAAAAAGCTTATAGCGGCATCACCAGAATTTTTGATAATATCGGTGGATACTTTGAAAAAGTTGCGGGGTGGATTAGTAAGCCGATTAAGGGAGCGTTGGATGCGGTTCGGAAAGCTGTAAACTGGATTTACAAAAAACTTGGAGGTGACAGCGACCTGATTCCAGCATTTGCAACAGGAACCAACGGGGTTGCTCATGATACATTGGGAGTCGTAAATGACCAATCCGGCAGTACATACCGTGAGCTAGTTCAGTTTCCGAACGGAAAAACAATTATTCCTACAGGACGCAATGTGGTACTGCCTATGCCAAAGGGAACAAAAGTTCTTCCAGCTGGAAAGACAGCAGCTCTTATGCAGATGCAGAGTATGCCACACTTCAAGAGTGGTATTGGAGATCTTATAGGTAGTGCGTGGGAGTCATTCAAAAGCTTTACCGGAAATGTATTTGATTATGCAACGCATCCTAAAAAGTTGGTTCAGTTGGCTATCGACAAGTTTACTGACTTCACTGGGGCGTTAGAACCCGGACTTACTATTGCAAAGACATCCATTAATAAGTTGTTTGATTCAGTGGTTTCCAAAGTCAAGGATCTGTTCAGTGGAACAAGCATGGATTATTCGCCATCCGGTGGAGTTGAGCAGTGGAGAGAACTTGCAAAAAAGGCATTGCAGATGACAAAGCAGTTTTCAGAGGACAATCTGAATGCATTGCTGAAACAGATGCAA